CGGGGAGAATGGGGGATCACTGCCCGCACTGATACGCGGAGAGACTTGCAGATCTCTAAGATTCACCCAGGGTCACCGAGATCTCAGGGCTCTCAACCTCGGCCTAGGGGCAACCTATGATTATAACTCATAAACGCACATTCTTGCATTATTACTAAGCCACCCGGGCCCCCGGGTGGCCCCAGTCTGGTCATCCAGAAACCCGAAGAATTAAATATAATTAATAATTATAACAGCACCCCAACCAAAGTCAGGGTGCTGCATGATGAAACGGTGCATCATGCACCGCAGGGATGTGTCTAATCAGGTGACTGCAATATAGTCCACCAGTCGGGTGGCAATCACGCGACTGCTCTTCTTCTTGTTGCCACCCTTCATGAAGGCGTTCCTGATGCGGGTATTGGATGCGTCTTCGGGGAGATCCTCAAGAGCATCAGTCTCCACCTTAAGGTTACCCATCACGATGATCTCATCATCGTAGGGGGTATCGGTGATAATGCAGAAATTATTTTTACGATATTCTGTGTTTGCAGCCTCAAACGCCGCGTTTGATGCGGTCCAATCGTTCAAGTTCCAGTAGCGATATCGCAGATTCTTGAGACTCCTTCTATCATGGAGTCGGATGGCGATCAAGGTCGCATCGCAGCGATCCTTGAGCATTTCAACAAACAGATCTGTCTCACGGTCACCGAGTTTGTAAGTCCTGTGGGTCTTGGAGTCGCGCACATTTGCTTCCCTACGGTTCTGATAGTGCCCGATGCTGTTGTGAGCATCCCCGTCAGTCAAGAAGACCACATTGGCGATCTGGACATTGTTATTTCTCTGGAAGCAAGGGACAACATCCATGGCGGAGATCACTGCTTCATTGAGCGGGGTGCCACCGAGTTGGAAAGCACGGGGAGTGCCGCGGTATGAATTCACAAGCACTCCCAGGCGGTAGAGGTAAGATGATGCCAACGTATGAGTACGGGCATTCATCTTGCTGCTCAGGAAGTTGAAGAGAGTGAAATCATGGGGTTTAAAATCAGATTCCCGATCCATCTTCCACTGAGGATTATCATTGCGTATCTTTTCAATTTTGTCATGATAACCGTTATCATGAGCATTTAGGTGGGAAACGTCAAAGTAGCGATTGCTAGAGAAGGCATAGACTTCGTAGGGGATTCCTGCCTGTCGGCAAAACTCAACCAGCACCAGCAATTGCTCAATGGTATCCTTGAGGATTTCAGACATTGAACCGGACCAATCAATGTACATAATCATACCATGGCTCTTGCCATCGGCATGGACTTCGTTCTTGAGGAAGATGTCTTCGGACCAGCGGTAGTCAATCATCCGGATGGGATCAAGAATGCCGGTCTTGGCAATGTGCGTTCGCTTCTCAGCATCCGCTGCTTGCTTCTGCTGGAACTGTTGTACCATGTGGTTCACGATAGGCTTAGTGCGCGAAACGAAGGATCGTAGTTCCTTCTCAGTATTTTGGATTTGCTCTTTGGCGTCAGAATCTTTTAAGTAGATCTCATCGTGGCGGGCCCACTCATTGAAGATCTGCTCATATCCGACGATAACGTTATCAAGGTCTATTGCAGGAACGGTGTAATAAAGTTGTTCCTGACCGTGGTTGTCTCGCATATCGCTAACGGCATTTTCATAATTCCGTTGTGATGATCCAAAAGCGTTAACATCGTTGGAATAAGAGTCGTAACTCAAATCGCCAGCACTGTTTCCATCACTATCAATATCGCCGTCCTGTGATTCAGCAGATTTGCCGTCATCAGTGTCGTCTGTCATGCTCTGGCCAGAATCTTCGCCCTGGTCGTTATTAGATTTGGATCCGGAACCGGATTCGGATTGGTCTTCGCTGCCCTCATCGCTGTCACCAGCAACACCCGCAGCACCATCTTCACCTTCGCCCTCGCCCTTGCCAGCATCCGCTTGAGGGCAGTTTTCGTCATTTTCTTTTTGCTCTTGCTTAACCTTTTCAGTAAGATCTTCAGCAATTGCAATGATTTCTTCAAAAGTGTCTGCTGCATCCAACCGCGTGATCCATTGACGTTCTTCGGTGGAGAACGGAATAGTCGCTTGACCATAGATCTCACCCTTGTAGTACAGGTTGATGCGGTCAACGAGGTGCATTTCGACAATTGATTTGCCCTGGAGTTGGAAGATGTCCCGATCATGCAGGGATTTATACGCATGCGAGAAGTCCCGCCGAAGGCCGGGGAACTTTTTCTTAATCAATCGCTCAATGCGCACATCTTCGCAGACGTTGAGAATCATTTGGCGTTCTTGTACGTCTTCGTTTTCACCGATGAATTCTTGCCACCCGTCAGCGGGTGTATGCAGCGCGTGAGAGACTTCATGTCCTACGAGCATGTCATACATGGCGTTATCCATGTTTTGCCATACGGGGAGGGTCAATATACGGGAATGTGTATTGAAAGATGCAGTCTCAGCAGAAGCATGGTGCTGTACAATGAGATCCTCAGACGCGAGCAGGCGTGCAAGGATATCTTTGGAAGCGGTTCGGACGATTGGAGATCCCTGTTTCATCATACCTGTATTATACCAGAAATGGGGTTCATTGCAAGGGGGTGCAGGGGTAAATCCCTGAGAATAGGGTAGATTTTATTATCGGACGTTCGGACTTTTTTGCATTTTATTTCATTTTTATAGGTTTTACCCCTTGACAGCGGGGGTAAATTCTGCTATTCGCGCGGGCATGCGCGCCCGCCCGTTCCTTTCTTATACGCGCACAGCACCCCTAACAGACCCCGAACAAAGAATATTTTGGTCTGTAAGTGCTTATTATACAGGCATTTAGGGGTATTTCTTTTAAAATCTTCCAAAAAAGACCCCCCAACCCCTTGTTTAGGGACTGATATCGGATATAATACACATATCGCGGGACGGTTTCCCGCTCTAGTCCTTTCCTTCGGAGAACTTTTGAATGTCACTTAGCAAGCGCAAACAACATTTCATAAATGCCCTTGCCGCTGCCGGTTGCACTTCACCCGTCAGTCGCCAAGACCTTATCGCTACATGCGAAAGTACAGGCATATATACATGCCCGCCTTCGTGGATCACGCAAGAATCCACTCGCAAGGTGGGACGCGGCCTTTATGATCTTCCTGAATTGGAATCCGCTTCCCCGAAGGAAGCATTGACTCCCGCCCCTGCCCCGGCTTCTGCTACCCCCGTCGCCGTCGCCGCTGTGCAGGGTGCGGTAGAGTCTGTTCCTGCCATTTCAGCGAATTTCGCTATGGGCATGACTGGTGGCGAACGCGCCACGCTCATCCCCCCGAAATTCGCCGCATACGTTCCCTGGGGACACTTCTCCGATGTTGAGAAGATCGTTCGCTCGCGTCAGTTCTACCCGATTTTCGTTACTGGTCTATCCGGTAATGGCAAGACCCTCATGGTTGAGCAGGTCTGCGCCAAGTTGAAGCGGGAATGCTACCGCGTGAATATCACGCGCCAGACCGACGAAGACGATCTGCTAGGTGGATTCCGCCTCATCAACGGTAATACCGTATGGTGCGATGGTCCCGTAGTGGCAGCGATGAAGAGTGGCGGCGTGCTGCTCCTGGACGAGATCGATCTCGGATCCGCGAATATGATGTGCCTGCAACCCGTTCTAGAGGGTAAAGGCGTTTTCTTGAAGAAAATCGGTCAATGGGTCACTCCTATTGATGGTTTTCAGATTTTCGCCACTGCCAATACCAAGGGCAAAGGTTCAGATGACGGCCGATTCGTCGGTACTGGCATCATGAACGAAGCCATGCTTGATCGCTTCCCCGTGACCCTCGAACAACCTTACGCCACTAAGGCGACTGAGAAGAAAATTCTCGGAAAGGCCGGATGTGACGATTCGGAATTTAGCGAACATCTGACCGCATGGGCGGACATCATCCGCAAGTCCTTTTACGAGGGTGCCGTGGACGAAGTGATCTCGACCCGCCGTCTGGTGGACATCGTGAACGCCAATATCATCTTCAATAACAAGGTAAAAGCAATTGGCATGTGCCTTGCGCGATTTGATGACGAAACCAAAGAGGCGTTTATGAGTCTCTACGGGAAGGTGGATGCGGACATGCAGGTGGGAGAGGACGAGGATTCCGCTTCTACCGAGGATGTTGAACAAAACGTTTCTGGTGACAAATGCCCCTTCTGAAAAAGGATTTAATAAAAATGAAAATGGACCCTGAATGGGATGAATGGGATCCTGATCAAGAGCAGGAAAACCTCGAAAACCCTGATGATGATGAATGTCCTACAAGCCCTATAGAACCAGATCCCGATCTAGACGAAGCCCCACCCATTTACGATATATATCCATGGGGTGAGGATCCTCTATACGACCATGCTGGCGTGACCGCAGAGGGCTATGCTCTATTGGCAGAAATGGACTCCCAGGGAGAATTTCTATGAATTACAATTCTACTACTAGCATTTCAGATCTAATTGCGCTCATTAGAGAAGCATATGATCAATTGGATGCGCATTTTGACCCTTATGTATATAATCCCCTGTGCCTATATGGTGCTGCTGCGGCACAGGCATTGATTATAGATCTTTTAGACACTTATTCGCCAGACCTCTTTGAAGTAGAAGAGATTGAGATGGTTGTGGGTCTACATGACCTCTCTGGCGAGATCCTTGAGCAGTACAAACCTATGGAGGACCATTAACATGGCACGACCTCGTAAGAAAATCGATATTAACTTTAAGGCACTAGACGCTGCCCCTACTGGCACAATGCACAAGATTGCAATCGTTGCCGAGCAGGCAGGAGCATCTGGGCCCACCGTGCGTGACCGCTTGGCGGAACACTACGGCGAGCGCATCACGTTCAAGCGTGGGCGCAAGGGTGGCTTTGTGATTGCTGGTGCTGCACCAGTAGGCATTGACCCCACCATCGCAGTTGGTTGAGTGACATAGCAGGAGCAGGTGGGGAAGGGAACCTGCTAGGTGCGCATAGGACTACACGGCGCGCACACTGCGCAGTCAATCTAATAATAAAATAAAAAATGTTGTCAACCCGTCCAAACAGTTGAGAGTATTTTTTATTATGATGGGACTCAAAACGCTAGCGAATTACCGGAGTTTAAAATCGCCCCGGGGTAAAAAACCACGCCCCAGTCCACGCAAAAGAAAAACAATGGGACTCCATTTCCCCTAAAAATCCCTGACACAAAAAAATATATCATAGGATTAAATAAAATGATTTACACAGAGTCGTAGATAAAGTATAATAATTAATATAAAGTCGAGTGACAATGCATGGGTATTGGTTACGTCCAACGAAGTGCTGACGATAAACGTCACCAGTGTTTGACATAGTTTTCACTGCGAGATAAACGATGTTAAGGTGATGTGGGTTAACGCCCATACCACCAATTCAAAAAAAGGTGCAGTGGCTCAATTGGAAAGAGCATCGGCTTGTCACGCCGGAGGTTGCGGGTTCAAGTCCCGCCTGCGCCGTTGCAAGGAGTTTCGTAATGCACACAGGAATGCACACAGGAATGCACACAGGAATGCACACAGACACAGAAGGAAACGAATATTATATGCTCACAAAGCCAGGCTGGAAAGTGATTCGATGTATGTACATTGTGTCTGCAAGGCGAAACAAAGAGCATGTGATTATTCACGATGAATCTGCAATGAATATCACAACACACACACATCATGCGAGAATCGACTGGAAAGAAAAGGTTGATGCAGGATGGAAACGAGAACACAACCCAACACCAAAGGACATGGAAGAGATGGGGAAAAACATATGATTTTTTATACACTCGCAATTGCAGTGAGTGTCGCTAGTGGGATTTCTATCACTCCCTTAGAATCTGCTATATGGCAGGTAGAAACATCGCAGTGTGAGAGTGATTGCCCGAAAGGTGATAACGGTGCTGCAACCGGTCCTTTACAGATTCATGAGTGTTGTTGGGAGGACGTAAAACGGGATGGCGAGAATTATTCCGATTGCGAAGGGTTGGATTACTCTTTAGAGATTTTTCGTCGCTATATGCGACGGTACGCGACGGAGAAGCGTCTGAAGCGAAGCGTATCGGACGAAGACAGAGCGCGGATCTGGAACGGTGGGCCAAATGGATGGCAAAGGAAAAGCACCGAAAATTATTGGAAAAGGGTACAAAAGGAAATTATTAATGATTGAAGCACTATTAGAAGAATTGCAAAAAGGAATTTGCGAACTCACATGTGTTGATGAATTCTCTGTTGAATATTTGATAATAGGAACATTATCTAAGAACCATATGGCAGATAAGGAAGATGTGATTCGTGCAGAAAAAATCGCACTAGAAAAAGAAAAGAAAATCGTGGAGATTTGGGATGTGCAAAATGCATTATGGCGAAAAATTCCGCAAATACAAATTGTAGATATAGAAAGATTGACCGGATCGGGAATCGGAAAAGAAAGTGAAAATGAAATGGCATTTGAAGAATTTTTAATGAGTATGGAAGAGTGCGAAGTCATAAATATTCCTGCGGAAGAAGAAAATAAACTTGTAGAAAAAGAAAAAGATAGTAGAATAGACTGATGAAACGAGAAAAAAGAATTCAACTAAAGAAAAGGTTTGCAACGCAAGATGCACAACGCGACATGTTCGGCACACCATTTAATCGTGCAAAGACATGGGGCAGGGGCACCTCTATGCACGATGTAAAGAAGACGCGACAAGAATGGAAAAGGGAAAGGACTGAATTCTGATGGCAACGTTTTTACGAGAAGAAATGTTGGGAAAACTTCAACAAGGAAAGTGTGAAGTGTTTTTCAAGAAATTGGACGGAACCATCCGACAAATGATTTGCACATTGAATCCAAAACTTGCACCAAAAATTGAAGAAGTCCGAGTGAATGGTGCATCGCAAGGTCCACCAGATTCTCCTGTGATTCCTGTGTGGGATTTAGAAAAGTTTGCATGGAGAAGTTTCCGAACAGATTATGTTCTAGTGTTCAATACAAAAACGGATCCGGGTTGATATGAATATTCCTTTACAAGAACAAGACCAATGGTTGAATGATTTAATCGAAGCAGCGGAAACTGCCGTGATTGGGTACGAGATGTATCTGAAAGATGAAATAAATTATAACGACCTTGCAAAAATTATGAAAATACTACGAGAGTACCTTCCAACCTATATGGGTTCTGGATTAACTGGTGAATTTATGGAGACTGATAAAAATGCAGTATAGATTACATATCGATATCCCATTGGGACACGACGAAGAAAAGGCAATTAATAAAAGTAAACTTCTCATTCAAGAATTTACAAGTTCACATCGGGATGATCTTACATTCTTAAATGAGAAATACGGTATTGAACAAATAAACTATAGATTAGGACACGACGAAGACCGACAAAGATCTAACTATCTTGACAAAAATGAAAACGGACATGTGAGTAATAAGAAATTCAAGGTTGAGCCATCTTGGTTCTGACTAAAACCATTGGGCTGGACGCGGATGGTATTAGCAGCACCGCTTATAACGGTGTATTCGTGGGTTCGAGTCCCACTCAGCCTATTTGGAGAAACGAACATGAAAAGCAATTTTCAATTAAATAACGAACGACGGAAAAAACAAAGAAAGAAAAAAGAACGGTTCATAGGGAGTCTTGGATGGATAATAATAACACTTATTGGAATCGGGGGTACATATTATGTTTACCGCTTTGCTAACTTATGAGAATTGAAGACGATATTAAACTTGACTATTCGGACGTACTCATTCGTCCAAAACGCTCCGTACTAGAATCTCGCAAAGAGGTTGATTTACACCGAACGTTTACATTTAAGAATGGAAAGACATGGACAGGGATTCCTATTGTTGCAGCAAACATGGACACAACAGGGACAATTGAAATTGGTAAGGAATTTTACCAATATGATATGTTGACTTGTCTAAGTAAACACATTACCGAAATTCCCGACACTATTTCAATAAACCAAAGAAAGTCTATGTCACTTTCGTTTGGGATGTCAAACAAAGATCAGGAGTTTCTCTTTGGTCCAGAAACATCATTTAGTGCGCCCCATCAGTTCTTTTGTCTGGATGTTGCGAATGGGTATTCCCAGAAATTCGTAGACTTTGTGAGACGGGTAAGAAAAGAATGGCGAGACAAAATTATAATTGCAGGAAATGTTGTAACAGCAGAAATGACAGAAGCGTTGATTCTCGCTGGAGCAGATATAGTGAAGGTGGGAATCGGACCAGGAAGCGTATGCACAACAAGGAAGATAACGGGCGTTGGGTATCCTCAATTGTCCGCAGTAATTGAATGTGCAGATGCCGCTCATGGGTTAGGTGGACATATCATGGCGGATGGTGGATGCCAGTCAGCAGGTGATGTATCAAAGGCATTTGGAGCAGGAGCAGACTTCGTAATGCTCGGCGGTATGCTTGCAGGACATGATGAGTCTGCTGGTGATATGGTTGCAGGGGACGATGGAACGCTCTATAAGACGTTCTATGGAATGTCCTCTGATACTGCTATGGAGAAACATAGCGGTGGTGTAGCAACGTACAGAGCGTCTGAGGGAAAGACTGTGCAGGTAGAGTATCGTGGATCTATCAAAAACACCATTCAACAAATTCTAGGTGGAGTCCGGAGTGCATGCACATACACTGGTGCAAAAAACCTCAAACAACTCCCAAAATGTACTACTTTTGTTCGAGTAAACCGACAGTTAAATACTATTTTTGGAAATGATTATTGATAACTGTCCGTTTGCATGGCAGACACCAGAAAGGTTTATTTAAATGACTTTTGTTATAACAGAATCATGCATAGGCACAAAGGACACTTCATGTGTTGATGTCTGTCCTGTGGATTGCATTCATCCTGTTTCTGATTCTGATAAGTTTGAAGATGTGGATATGTTATTCATTGACCCGGACACCTGCATTGACTGCGGGTTGTGTGTGGACGAATGCCCCGTACAAGCCATATATGCTGAAGACGATGTTCCCGATGACCAGCAAAAATATATTCAAATCAATTTGGAGTATTTTGAATGATTAAACCCGAACCGCACGGAGGCGTATGGAACCCTGACCCAATCACACTCAGGGACAACAAGTGGTTCTTCTATGACGAGAATTGGACAGAGTTTGCCGGTGGACCATATGACACAAGAGAGGAAGCACAGATTGCACTAAATGAATACGCAAAGACACTGGATGATGACGATGAAAACAAAGGAAAATGAACAATGAATTGGGATGACTTCACAACTGGATATGTGTGTGGTGCTGTTCTGACTCTGTTGCTAATCATCATCGGATTACCTTGGAGGGTGAAGGATGAGAATTGAAAGTCCTTGGACACAAAAGATGAACAAAAAGCAGTATGAAAAGACTGCTAGTAATAAGGTGACGAAGAATAAACCTCTTTACATGAATAATCCATTATATAAGAAACGACAAGAAAAACTTCAGACTGACCGATTTCTTTGGGGGGTTGGATTTGTTATTATAACAATAATAATTGGTCTTTTTATTTGGGCTATGATTGAAATGTTGTGACTGAAATGTACGGACATGGAATGACTAAAGAGCGGTTCAAAGAATTGCAATATGGCAATGCAGATGTAAGCCTTACTGAAGAGGAACAAATGGAAGGTTGGCATTGGTGTTATGGGGGATGGGATGGATTACTGATGCACCCTCTTGACGAAGAATACAAATATTGCGAGTGCGATCACGCAAAGAAATTTACAGAGTGGAAAAAAAGGAGGTAAATATGCTTGTAGGTTTATTGTATCCAATGCGTATGAGAGTTATTATGTTTATTCCTCTGGTGATGTACTGCTAAGAGAGTAAATTACTCTTTCTGTTATATAAATTCATACATAATATATGAAATTAGACTGGGACAGAATAGTATCGAATGCAGTCACCGTACTGGTGGCTACTGTGTTTGTAGGTGCTGCTGTCCAGTTATGGAATGGTGTGAGCAGCATCGACCAAAGGATTGACGAAAACCTTGTAGAACTCCGTGCCACGCAAAGCGTGCTTGCACCGAAGGTAGACAACTTAGAAAAAGCAATACAGGCACTTCTCGTACATTTAGACGAAGTGAATGAGGGTAAGAGTAGTAAACCAAAAGGTGATTTTAATTTTGATCCTACGCCATCAATTGAACAGATCGAAGAAGAACGATTCCACAACCAGATGATGCAACAACAGATGGTGCCGAATGCATCATTTAGGAGAGGGGGACAATGAAGTCATTTAAAGAATTTATAAAAGAAAAATCTCCTCCTACCGATAGACATGAAAGAATGGTAAAACATATTAAACGTAGATATTCAAAAGATGGTGAATTAACCGATAAAGAAAGAGGCATTGCGTATGCCACTGCTTGGAAGGATTATAATAAAAAGAAATGAAGTCATTCAAGCAATACATTCAAGAATCAATCATAGACATTCCTCGCAAGGATTATTCTAAGACTATATTTAATAAGTTTAACACGAATGACCCCGTTCTTAAACCATCAATAAAAGATGTGTGAAGTTATACATAATGTACAAGGAGAAACATCAATGGAACATAACCAACAGCAATCCCTGAACGAAGCCATTCGGCGAGTCGCGCTGGGTGAAGGAACCCATTCAGCCGATGACTACACTGTGAAATTGAAGAAGAAGAAGAAAAATAAGTATGATGGTGAAGATGATGTCACCACATCTTTCTATGACATCATTCTGAATAAGAAGGTTGTCGGTCAATTCCAAGATAACGACTTCAGTTCGGATACACTTGGTAAACTCCACGGTAAACATCTACCCAGTGCATTTGGTGGTGGTGGTGAAGCGGGTTTCCGTGCCTTTCTAAAATCTAGGCTGTTCAAGAATTGGTCAAAGAATGTGAAGTTCTTCAAGGATAATCCACTACAGTAAACAATACAGCATGGAGTGATGTGTGAAAACCTTCAATCAATACATCACGGAGGTATTTGATAAACCATACAAGTGGAGTGGTGGTAGTGTTGCAAAAGGTGCAATAACACCAGAGAATGATGCTATACCAGACTGGTATAAATTCAAAACGGCAGATGGTGGAACTGTTGAGTTTACTGCAAATCATTTTTGGATAGATTTAGACAGACAATTGGGGGGAATGAAGATAAAGAAAGCAGGACACACCATTGCTATTGAATTCGCCAAGAATATGTCTTATGACATGACAGGCGAAGGTGATGCAATGAGAATCCTTGCAACCGTGTTGGACATAATGAAGTCTGTCATAAAGAAGCACGAACCAATGACACTCATCTTTAGTGCTGATAAATCACAAGACAAGTCTGATAGGTCTGGCAGAGAAAAGACTGGTCGTGCAGGAGCATATGGCGCAATCGTGAAGAGATTTGCAGGCAAGATGGGATATAAATCAGACACCAAAGATTCAAATAGAAAAGTAGAGTGGCAGTTGACAAAGAAATGAAAAACTTTAAGCACTACATCACAGAGAAGCCTGCAAAATTATCTGCAACCTTCCCATACAAAGGTGCGAAGTGGGAAGACTTTCGTGGTCTGGAGAATCCGACCGAACGAGAGATGAGAACATTGATGAAGAAGTCAAGTTACAAAGAGTTGAGATTCGTTATAGACAGCAAGGGTAAAATGTGGGCGTGGGACACGAACGATGCTCTTCACGAACCAGTGGTATATGCGATGACTGGACAGAAGTATGATGGAGATTATGCAAAGGGAATGATAAACTTTATCAATTCGGAGGGACGGCCCGCCGCGTCACAGGCCGATAATTTACATGTGAAGATTCTCAATAGTCGCACAGTAGGCACCAAATATACACTCAAGAACAAAACAATGAAAGCACTTGCAAAGAGAATCAACTCAAAGGGTAAAGATAGAGTGTGGTGGGTGGACACATGAACATAATCCTAACAGAAATCGCACAAAGAGAAATAAATAATATCATCAAGGACAAAACAGATGAACTTGATAATGAACAGACATATTTAAGAGTTGGTGTAAGGGGTGGAGGATGTTCTGGTTTCTCTTATATACTAGACTTGACTAGCAATATCAAAGACAATGATGAAACTGTTTCGGAACAAAATGGTATAACTGTTATATGTGATCCGAAGAGTCTTTTATATATTGATGGAACAACAATAGATTTTCGTGATGAGATCATGGGACGAGGTTTTGTGTTCAACAATCCGAATGCCACCGCCAGTTGTGGATGTGGTAGTTCCTTTTCAGCATAACAAGATAAATTTATAAAGGAATAAAAACATGAGCGAAGAAACAACAAACGAAGAACTAGATAATCAACTTCCAGACTTGGAAATTCCAGACATTGATTTGGAAGACTACGAAATTCCAGACGAAGAAGAGAATGCAGTAAAGGACGAATCTGGTGGTTCGCAAACCTTTGCATGGATTGGTTCTGGACAGGGTGGTGGACGAATTGCCAAGGCATTCTATGACCGGGGGTATAGAAAGTGCATCGCAGTGAACACTTCCAATCACGATCTGGATTCTCTTGATCTGCCTGTAGAGCAAAAGATGCTGCTCGACATTGGTGAGCAGGGTGCAGGGAAGAATATGGAAAGAGGGCATGAGGCTGCAAACAAGTACAAGCAAAATGTGTTTGATCTCATGCGGAAAACCTATGGCAACAATGTTGACCATGTTTTCATATGCATTGGTGCAGGTGGTGGCAGCGGAAGCGGTTCAGCACTCGTCTTGATTGAAACTGCAAAGAAATACATGAAATACATTGGACACGACGATCCAGAAAAACGAGTCGGTGTTGTTATGTCATTACCCACAAGAGGGGAAGCAACATCACCACAGGTATCTGCAAATGCATATGAGACATTGAGCAGCATTGGCGAATGTGCAGAATCTGGTGAAATCTCGCCACTCCTCATCATCGACAATTCCAAAATCGAAAAGATGTACAAGGGACTGACCGTCAAACAATTCTGGCCTACGGTCAACAACACTGTATCTGGATTGTTCCATGTGTTCAATATTCTTACCAACAATGCTTCGCCGTACACTTCATTTGATCCTACGGACTATGCAGGTGTACTGAGATGCGGTGGTGTATTGGTGATGGGTGTTGCGAAACTAAAGGAATTTGATGACGAACAAAAGGTATCAAATGCAATCAAGGCCAACATTGAAAAGACACTTCTCAGTGACGTAGAACTTTCAGATTCTAGTGCTGCTGCATGTGTGGCAGTCGGCAGCAAGGACATCATGGAAAATACACCGGGTTTGATGGACAGCCTATCCTATGGGTTTGATACACTATCTTCGCTGTGTCCGAATGCAGTATTGCACAGAGGGATATATGAGGACAACAAAGATAGTCTGAGGCTGTACACTATAGTTTCTGGACTCAAAGTTCCAAGGAAGAAATTGCAGCAGTTTAGAAAAGCAAATTAATGACTTGCATAGATGACTGCAAAGAAAATTGCTGATTTGATGGGGAAAAGAAAAAGATCTATATGGGGTTAGTTTTATTTTGACATATCCCTAATATGGCATATAATTACAGCATGGTTGAACGAAAACCAACAATCTATATTGCAGGTCCGATGAGAGGGTTTGATGATTACAATTATCCCGCATTTGACCGGCAATCCAGAGTTCTTGAGAAGCAGGGTTGGAATGTCATTAATCCAGCAGAGATGGATAGGGATGATGAAAAGCCAATTAATGGACCTCACCAGTTTGATCCTGATACCAATTATGAAGATCACGAATTTATGCGAAGTGCATTGAAGCGTGATATGGATGCCATTTGTGAACATTGTACCGCCATTTATATGATGAGCGATTGGGAAATGAGTCGTGGTGCAAAAGCGGAATGGCATTTGGCAAAGGCAATAGGGTTGGATATTTATTATGAAGCACCGTTACCAGAAAAATATAAACACTGACCCAACAGGGTTGGTAACTCAATTGGCAGAGTATCGGTCTTTTAAACCGGAAGTCGTGGGTTCGATTCCCACCCGACCCATTATACATAAAAATAAGAATATCGTGTACAGAAATGCCAGTTTATCCAACGCACGAAGAGATTATCGAAGAAGCAAAGAAAATTTACAATTTCGTGCAAACAAGGTCTTGACAACGGGGAGCAGTAGAGTATACTACTCGTATAACAATCAAGAAACGGATGCGAGCGACAGACATCTTTTTCTTTTCTTAAGTAAATGTCGCAATTGAATGGAGAAGTACATTATGAGTACTCTTACAAAGAAGCAGCGTGTCATTAATCATCTTGCACAAGGCAAGTCCCTCACCCCCGGCCAGGCTTCAAGCCGATTCGGTGTGAGCAACATGCGCGCTACGATCAGTGATATCAAGAATCAGGTTGAAGCATACGGTAACTGGAGCGTTACTTCTTGCCCATCCGCCAGTGGCAAGACCTCCTACGGGATGGAATTCCATGGTTACACGGACAATCCGTTTGCCATTCGTGCTGGACTTTGCTGATTTGGTTTTGGGTTTTAGTTGATTGAATGATCTCAATCATAAATGTGGATTGAAAATCATAGTTAATCGCATTATCGCACTACTATGAGATCTGCCGCTACTGTAGAAAGTAGTAACTAAAACTTGTTCTATGCCCGGCGGGGCGGGCCCGCCCTGCCGGTGCTTTTGAAAATTGAATAACTATGTGTGGGATTGATCACCACACAAGCCTGGTGACTGAAAAAGTTTTCGTCATGCGGACTAAAGTATGTTGCTCCCTGTAGTGGGGTAGATGACGGGCAAGTGCCTGAGTCTAGTTTGGTAACTCAAACAGCGATGGTGCAAGTAGGGTAAATTAATAACATTAGTTGACCCCGAAAGTTGGAGGTATAATGAAATCCTCCCCAGGCCGAAATAACTCGTTCCCCCGAGTACAAGGCATTCGTAGACCTTCGGGTGAAAATGATGTAAGATTCATTACGGCATTGAGTGGGTGGCCCCCACTGGGAACGAACAAATCACGATAAGGTGTTCGGGTTGTAGAGTAGCGTGCGTTATTCGCCCGGGCATCTTGTCTTTCGATAAACTTGTTGACATTAGAATTATGTGTGATATAATTTAATGATGCAAATTGATTACGACAAAATATCTGTTGATATGGAAGAACAATTCCAAATATATCACAGACTCCTAGTAAGTCCTATTAATGGGATAAACTGGGAGAATTTGTTGTATAATTCTCTAATTAAACAATCCGATGATGTGTTGTGGAATCCAGGCAGTCATCAAGTGGGAACTGATATTACTTACAATGATATTAGAATATCCTGTAAAGGTGGAAGGATGAAAGGAAAGAAGAAACCAAAATTCACAGTTTCTTCACACCGAACAACATCAAAGAAAACCTTAGAAGAAAAAATAAATTATCTCTCAGAGAATCATGAGGACGTATTCTTTTGTTTATCATATAAAGACGATTTACCGAATCATCACTATACGCTTTATACTTTTGATTCTGATATTCTGGATTATAGATCATTAAATTGGAAAAAAACAAAAGATGGATGGAAGGGAATAGGAAACACGTTTGTTGCTAGAATCCATAAATCGATGAGCGATCAGTTGTGGTTAGATATTCCACTTTCTCTATTGAACGAACGAGCAATTATAGAAATTCCAAAATGAAAAACATAGAAGACTTCAAAAACCAAATTATCCACGGAGACTGTCTGGAAGTTATGAAAGATATTCCAGATGACTCTGTTGATATGATTCTATGCGATCTTCCATACGGAACTACTGCGTGTAAATGGGACGTTATAATTCCTTTTGAAGATTTGTGGAGTCAGTACACCAGAATTGCAAAAGAAGACGCTGCAATTGTTCTAACTGCTGCCCAACCATTCACCAGTGTATTGGTTGCAAGTAACATCAAGATGTTTAGGTATGAATGGATTTGGGAAAAACCACAAGGAACAAATCCATTGAACGCAAACGTAATGCCGATGAAATCTCATGAAAATGTATTGGTGTTTTCCAAAAAACGATCAAAGTATTTTCCTCAAATGGAAGAGGGAAAACCTTATAGTGGATTCTTCTCAAAAGATGGTGCTACTATTGGCGAAGTATATGCCAATCAGAAAAGTATGCACCGCGAGAATCGTGGAACACGATATCCAAAAACGATTCTTCGTTTTAAACAAGAAACTGGATTACACCCAACACAAAAACCAACTGCTCTCTTTGAATATATGATCCGAACATATACCAAAGAGGGAGATATAGTTTTGGATAATTGTATTGGTAGTGGAACAACTGCAATTGCAGCAATAAATTTAAAAAGAAATTACATTGGTATTGAAATGGATGATAAATACTATAGAATAACTAATGAACGTATAGCAGATGTGTTGTCTGTTGCAACGTTGGATGATTTTTTATCAGAATGAAGGATGTGGCCTTTATGGAACCAAATGAACAAATAATTCGTGGATTAAAAGCAAAATTGATATATTTTTCAGATGATTGTAGATGCACACCAGCAGATAAATGTGCATGTGATCAAATGCTTGAAGATGTTCAAGCAGCAGATGAGTGGATCAAAATTTTACCCGGCAAAGAGACAATTTGTGATGGTTGATGGAAAAGCAGGAAAAGGTGATAAGTATCGTCCTGTTGATAAAAAGAAATGGGATACAAATTGGGAAGAAACATTTGGTAGCAAGAAAAAAGGAAATTCTAAAAAGAATATCATGCAGCCAGGTGGAATTTACGACATGACAGACATTCCTCAACCAGAGGATATTGAAGGAGATGATAATGAGTGATGTTAAACTTGTGCGACTAACGACTGGCGAGGAACTGCTTGCCAAAACTGAACAAATTGATAATGTAAGTTATATTCTTAAGAAGCCTGCAATTCTTATTCCAGCAGGAAAAGATCAACTTGCGTTTGGTCAATGGCTTCCATATGCAGATATTGAAGAGGGTATTGAAATTTCATCACAATTTGTGGTTTTTGTGACCGATCCGGTTGATGAATTATTAAATCAATATAATTCAATGTTTGGTTCTGGAATTGTTGTTCCTCCGAGGGGTCCGGGGGGAAATATAACTGGTGCTAGTCTTAAACTCAATACATGATGGAATAATATAAAATGACAAAACGAAAAGCATATGATCCAGCAGTTGCAAACCGAATCAAGGTGGGTTCTCCTCGAAATAGTAAAACAAAAAAAGGAAATGTTGCAGCACGAACCTCAAAGTGTGGAAACGGGAAAAGACTTCGGTAAACTATAAATTTTATTATAATAAAAAGAATGAAAAGGAGAGTCTTGCCCAGATACCCCCCATGTACAGAAAATTGCAAGAATCTTCCTGAAAAGTGAAATTTTCATAAATCCTTGTTTTTCAAGCACTTATGAACCCCTAAATCCTCCAATTACCCTAACAAACCCCGAAAATACAACCCTACTTCTTGACGCCGGGGTGGATTTCTGGTATAATATACATATGAGCAAGACACCCTCACACGGGTTCAAGAACCCAATCCCCCCCCGCGACCCCGATACCTACGGTTCCTACTGTTGGTTCGTCTACCCATTCACGCAAGGGAACGGCGAGACAGTCAGCATTCGTGCGCTGTTTCCGCCTATTGCGCGTAATGACACATATGGTGGAATGACCGATACCCAGATTCGTTCTCTCGCATTTGAGCGTTTGAACGAGTTGCAGAAAAAGTGCGGCACTGAGAACGTGTCCGTGGAGATGATTTCGTGAGCAACCTACCAGACAGATTTCACATATACAAAGACGGGGAAACCATCTCCTTCTATGTGTTCAAGGGCGATGATCGTGCCGAGATTTTCACCAACGCAGAAAACACAGGCACCAGCGGTCAGAGAAAATGTTCGATATCGGAAGCACGGGATATCTGGACGAAATATAACAACATGGGTTACATCACAAAATGAGAAAAAACGAACTACGAGTCTGGCGTGATAACTACACCCCTTGGACGAAACAATGTTTCGCAGAGGGTCTTCGCCTAAACGTCCACTACGAAGAGAAAGACTTCGTGAAGGACATTGGCGGTCGATGGTGTCCTGATAAGAATGGTAGGAATGGTTACTCCAGAACAGTATTCAAGAGTGGTTACTGGTGGATGCCAGCACACATGCTCGATCAGAAATTGGGACCGAACATCCCTGCAATCGTCAACATCTTCGACCCGAAAAATAGCGACGATGATTATCGTGATGATATGTGCAACGGTCTTACCACGCTTGAATGGTTGAACGACAACAAGATGATCGCAAGACAGTACGGGGATGTGACAGAAAGCGAAGGGTTGCTAGAAGCAATATCGAATTCTACTGCTACTGAGCATCCATGTGTTCTCAGAGGCACAAAGATTGGTACTTTTTATGTGTGGTCAGATCTTGATGTTGCGTCATTTTCGCCACGGGATCAAAACCCAAAATTCACCGTGCGTAACTGGTACACACTAGACAAGGCGCGTGAAGTATGGGATAATCTCTCTACGCTCCAAAGACAAGGATTGGAACAATAATGACAAGTTGGCAGAATATCGATACGTTTAACCACGAACTCGGCCGCGTTACGTCCATGACGGATGAGCAGTTGAATGCTCGTTATAGGAAAATGACGAAACCTGAAAAGATTGAAGCATTTTATCGTGCGTTGATTCAGGAAAATCGGAACTCTTCTCTCCAAAAGCAAATCAGCAAGGATCATGGGTTGTTCACTGTTACTTCGTGGGTATTGATTCGTCACCGTCCGAACGCGGGCAATCCGCCGAGCAAGGATACTTGGAAGTTCCGAACGCATGACCCACACAACATCCAAATATTCCACAACGATGATGTGTGGCAAGACGAGTATGTAAACGGATATTATCCTCCAGCGAAAGCACGGACCCTGTGGAACAAGTTGGTGGACAAAGGTTACAAAAGACAGGTAGCATAATATTGACCTACGTTGTTTCAAAATACGTTCACAAAGATTTGCAAGGTGTTGCAGAGATTGCAGGACAATGGCTTTCTGAATTCTTTACATTGAAAGATGTGAAGAAGGTGGTCATTGATATCAACCCCGATCTAGATTGTTGGGGTGAGTGTGGAGAGCGTGATGCGACAGAAGACGCCACATACGAGATCTCTGTGAACCCCAAGCAGTGTCTAAGGGATTTCGTTGCGACCATCGTTCACGAATTTGTCCACATCAAGCAATGGGAAACTGGCGAATGGGATGGTGATGGAGAAGCAGAAGCAAAACATTTGCAGTATTCTATTACAGATCGCATGTGGAAGGAAGGTGTGTTTTGAAACCAGATGACGTATTAGGCGGACACCAGTGGAGTGAATTGTCCACAGATACAGACACATATTATCTTCAGCATGGGAATGAAAATGTCGTTTCTAAATTTGTTGTGTTTCGTGATGAGGACAAAGTGGTGATCAACGATTCTGGAACGTGGATGAACAAGTTGTCAGCACGAATGCGATGGAATTACCTTATAAAAGAGGGATGGAAGAAAAAGGTATAATGAATTACGGAATCAACCCAAACACCAACCAACCTTGGAATGCTAGCACTGATTATTGGTGGGAGAAACCAAGAGAAAGTAAACTTAGTTTGAAGATGTATGGTCTTCGGAATCCCCGTGCAGATTATAACCGCATTTTGTTCTTCCCTGAAAGCAGTGGAGTCCTTGTGTGTTGGGTGAACGCTCAGGAGCATTCTGGTGTGGAGAAATACGTCAACAACAAAGAATACAAGACCTACGAACAGGCACGACACTTGTGGGACAGCCTGATCCGCCCGAGTCACATGTGGATTAGGGATGACTCTGTGCCACCACGGAAGGTTCAACCCAATCATCCGGACAGTGGGTGGGGCAAGACACCAAGACGAACATCTAACTACGCATTGGAAGCATAACATGATTGATGAAAGAATTTGGGTATTGACGAACGGACAGGACCACTATACGTTCTCTATGACATGCAAGGATGGTATGGTTGTGCATATGGGTGATGGTCCTACTTCTGGAATTGCTGGCACAGTTATTGCAGAGGCGGATGACCCGAAAGAGATGCGACCACGGTGGAACACGATGTTAGCAGATGGTTACAGACGAAACAGAATGATGGAACAGGATTATGGTTCAACTATGAGTTTTGATGATTTGGTTTTTGAGGATGTGGGTGATTTGAAAGGACAGATTTATGGACATCAACAGGCGAAGTTGTTCTTTAAGAATGGCTACGGCGTTTCTGTTGTGTTTAAACTGCCTGATGGTGGAAAATGTCACTATGAGGTTGCTGTCCTAAAAGGTGTTGACTCAGCGTGGGATATCTGTTATGATACATGTATAACGGATGATGTTATTCGTTGTAATATGAGTCATCATGTTGATGGTTTGATGAAGGAAATTCAGGAATTGAACAATGGGTAAAATGAAAGATTACAGCATTTGGTTAGAAGAAAAGGGCTATCTTGTTTGGGATGACAGGCGGGATGAGTTGGTCTGGCCGCCATCATCAGTTGATCCCGACAAGGTGTTTGACGAATACATGGAAGAACAGGGTAAATCCAACGAATCCTAAATAATAAAAAGGAATCGCATCATGTTAAGTTTTAAGTCTTTTCTATCCGAAGCAGCATCACGCTCACTGAGTCGCCTTTACACACATATTGAAAAAGGTAGATCTGTTGCATTCATTTCTGCTCATCGGGGCGACTTAAAACCATCAGAAAATAAGAAACGAGCAAAAGAGTTGAGAACAGACATTAAAAAATCTGGTAACACAGCGGTTCCTGTTAGCGGTGAATATATTGAAGACCATAAAGGCAAGAAAATCAAGGTAAAAGAAAAGACATTCATGGTAGTTGCTAATAATTTCGGAAAATTGAAGAAGGACATTATGAAATTGGGTATGAAATACGATCAAGACTCGATTCTTACCGTGTCCAAGAAGACCGGTTCTAATTTTCATGGCACTGGTGCTTCTGGTAGTATCAAAAAGGGCGAAATTCAAAGAGTAGGTGGTTATGGTGTCGGTGATGTGAAATCTAGAAAAGCAAAAAGAGATTTTGGTACTCAAATTGGTGGCAAATCATTTATTGTTGGTAAACAAATCAAAGTTGGAGAAAAAAACAGATGAGTATGTTTGAAAAATGGGCAGAATCGTTAGATTCGCAAGTGGAATTTGATACTTCTCTGTTTGATATGACAGAAGAAGAGCGTATTGATGTTTACGGAGAAGACCCTGTGGTGAATCTCCGTGAGATGAGCGTTAGGGACAGACTAGAACGTTATGGGAGAGACTATAACGAATATCTGTTGTGATGTGAAAGGAGGAGTAATGTTTGCTCCTTTGTCTGAATACATAGAATTAAAACTTGAAAATGCCTTCTATAACAAGTATCGTATGTTAACACATGAAGAATCAGAGTTGTGGGAGAGTTATAAGGAACAGTTTGCCGAGTATTTGGTTGGTAAATTATTCGGTGGAGATATATCTGAAAAATGGGAAATATAGTAATGACAAGAATTCCAATTGAAGAAGAATATGGATTTCAGTACTGGATTTGGGAAACTCCTGATAGGTTTGAGTCTGCCCGAGATAGGTTTGAAGATGCTGTGGGTGACGAAGATTTTTTCTATAACAACCCGAAGGACTTAGACCTTGGTGGAACATGGACTCAGATAGAATATGAAGAGTTTATGTCTGCTGTTCGGGAGACTGGTATCAGTGGTCATCTGCATGAGTCGGGTGATAGTTATATCTTTAAAGTGAATTTAGAGGAAGTGTAGAGTGAAAGCGAGCGTGGCGGAATTGGCATACGCGACGGACTTAAAATCCGTTGTCCGGTTTGGACATGTGGGTTCGAGTCCCACCGCTCGTACTTATGCGCCTGTAGCATAATCGGACAATGCAACGGCCTTCTAAGCCGTAGATTGCAGGTTCAAGTCCTGCCAGGCGTGTTCGGTGTTTGGTATATTGCAAATGGTGGGATGAAAAACACACATGAATAAAAAAAGTCAATTGGGTGAACAAATAGAATACTGTAACATAATTCCAACATCAACAAAAATTTATGTTGGCAAAAGTCAACTACATGGATATGGTGTGTTTGCGACAACTGATATATCAAAAGGTACATTGATTGAAAAGGCCCCATTTATAATAACTAACTACAAGATCAAAGACAAAACGGTGTGTCGCAGCATCCGTGAACATTGTGTTTCTATAAAATGTTTAAGTGGGGACAAAAAATGTAAGCAGCAGCAGTTTGATTTTAGCAGTAGGATACACTACGGGGGTGAAGATAAATATATAATGTCTAGTGGATGTGTTCAATTATATAATAATTCTGCGACTAAAGAAGAATCTAATGTGGAAATGAAAATAAATTTAAAAACTCGATGTGTAGAAGTTAGTACAACAAGGGATATAGATAATAGTCAAGAACTTTTATATTGGTATGGTAAACCAACACGCGGTAAAGTAAACCTACACACACATGAACATTACATAATCCCAATTGATAATATATAATATATTACGGCGGTCTAATAAAACTATAGGAGTGTATGGATGTATAATGTTGGCGAAAAAGTAGTAAACAAAGAATCATATAAAACTGGAATTATTACAGAATCAAAAGATTCTCAAGTAGAGATTCAATATGAAGATGGTTCTAAGGAATGGGTTGCAGAATCTATTATTAATAAGTTCCTCTTGGAGATTGATCCCGCATCTGATTCTGTGTTTTTACAGGATTAATTGATCTATTCGGATCCCTCATCTGATTCTGTGTTCTGGTAGCGGTACGCTGGATAGGTACGATTGGGCGAGTCGCCGCTTGAGTATCATCCACAGGCACACCTTCTTCATCACTGAGTCCTGCACCCACAGGTGGTGGACCAAATGAACGTAGTGGTGGTGTTGATGCGCGAGTACTAGCACTACTACTAGTAACTATAATTTGTGCGTCCATTCCACCGTGACCGGCATGAAAAGCGTGAAGTGATTTTGAAAATGGAACCGGACCAAAGTAAAAATAAGAACCACCCAATCCGGGATTCCTACCTGATCTTGTTATGAGATGTTTCATTTCACAATCATCACTCATATTTCTTTGGTTGGTGTTCTGACCACCCACACAACTTCCAATACTTAATGGATGGTCACGATTAGTAAAACCAGCAACACCATTTGACCTATGAGATTGTATAAATTTATAAGTCTTGTTGGTTTCAAGTGTAAGTGTGTCGCTTTGTTTACCTTTTGGTGATCCTGTGTGTTTAAAAGTATATACTTCGTTGCCTCCTTTATCTAATTCTATTTTTACATAAATTGTGGGGGAACCAGATATCATGTGTTTTCTTTTTGCTGTTGCAATAGCAGAAATGTTTGTATTTGAAGTTTGTTGTCTACGATTTGAACCAGATGTTCGCATCATCGCCTCGGTCGTGTCTTCTACTTCTTGCCTGGCAGCATTACGCTGCGCAGCATTACGCTGGATAGGTACGATTGGGCGAGTCGCCGCTTGAGTAGCATCCTTCTCAGCCTTCCAGCAGAACCAATCTTCCTGGTCAGGATCATTATACGACCCTTCACATTTACTATTGATGCCGCCTCCGGGTTGGTCATCGCATTTCTTCGGGCACCATGTACCCCCACACTCAGCACAGTCAGTTTCAGAACCATTAAGACAAAGCCCTGAACAGCAACATCCGCCTATACCCTGGGAGGTAAACATACCCCCTACTGCATCAATTAGTCCTGCACCTGCTACACCCGGTAAACCGAGTCCTGCACTTGCTACACCCGGCATAAGTCTTGGTCTTGATTTTATCGTTTTTGAAGGATCTGTTGCTTTTGGGGAAGAGGTAGTTCTTCTTCTAAGGCGACTCCATATTTTAGTTCCAACAAAATTAGTATTTAAAATTTCGGTTGGAATGCTTTCTTTAACATTTAATATTTCACCTATTGTGCCAGTTTCTCTTGAATCGTAACTTTCTATTGTGAATTTATATACCTTGTTATCAATTTTCAGTTCAATTATATCACCAGCGAATATAGAACCAAATGAATTACGGAATGAGTTGTTAGATGATGGTGGAAATATGTTGATGATTTGATTAACAGAATCGACAGTTGTAGTATCAACCGAAGATGAAGTTGTCCATGTTAGCGGAGATAAGAAGAATTTGTGATCATAAATGTAATATGTTGAACTTGGGTTGTCCATAGAAACTTTTTCAGCATATATTATCATGTTGTTCACATCAAATTTTTTGAATGTTATGGTGCCACTTATATCATAAATGGTCTTATCACCAGTTGCTTCATTTAAATATTCACCATTACTTAGTGTGATTGTATCATCTTTACTAACGGTCGATTCAAAGAAATATCTAATCTCATCTATGTCAGTTTTATTTGTATGTGGATCTAGGTGACTATAATCTAATAACACATGCTCGCCTTTTACGATTACAGTTGCACTTGTTGTTAGTATTTCTGTCGTGTCAGTGTATGATTGTTTACTTATAGCAAAATCAAGAGCCATAAAATAGTTGTTTGCTCCTGGAACATCACGAATAATTCCAGCACTTTTTGATTTTAATTTAGATGCTGATGGACGTAAAGACACAAAAAATTAACTTCCTAAGTAATATACTGTTGCTGCCAGGTCAATAACGTTTGTGTCGGGTTTGACATAAATTTTGTTTATGTTGTTTATTTCCAAGTAGATTGATTCTCCTGGTTCTAATAAATATCCATTATTATCATTGTTTACTAAGGTTCGGCTTCCGATTAATACATTTATTGGGCTGCTCGGTGAAAGTTTAATAGTAACACCAGACGATAATTCAGCATTAACATGAAGTTGACTTGCAACCGGCGCATACCATGTTTTAGAACCAGATCGCAATATAGTTGGTTTAGTAATGGATGATATTACTGCCTTTATTCCCTTACCACTCTCTAGTTCATTTTTAATATCAAGGATATTATCAGTTCCGCTCTTAATATCTTTAAGTTTAGTGATGAGAGGTTTTCCCTCATTTTCTAAGGATGAAACTATATTTGTATCATCAATAGTCACTGTTCCAGATATAGTGGTAACCAATCCACTAGTTGAAATGACCTCCATTGCACCACTATTTTCGCCTCTGACAATTACTGGATCACACTGCGCACTGGCAGTATATCCTTGAACCCTTAGTGGGGGTTCGCTTGCATTTGTAACGCCGGTTACTGCTTGTACACTCACGCTAAATGTAATACCTTCTGCTGCATTTACAATAGCGACTTTAAGTGCATCTCCTGAGAAACCTGCTGTTACACCATCAGGACCAGTGTGTATACTTGTACGAATAACAGAACTTCCATCAAAGCCATATACAGAAACTGCATCAGTAGATGCGGTAAGTTCGCGGTCCCCAAGAACATTAACAGAACCAGTCACTTCAATGGTATCGGTTGTAGAACTTAATCTTCTGCCTCCGGTAATTGCAATTGGAACACCGAATCCATATCCTGGGAACACTTCACCAGCAACTGTTGCGGTTGCACCTGCGGAGGTTCCCTGAAGAAGAATACCTCTCACACCAGCACTATTACCATATGCATCTGATGCCATACTACCAAGGAATTTAACGCTACCAGTTACTTCTATTGGAATTCCATCATAAATGCCTTGAACGGTTCCGGTCACACCAACTGGATCAGATCCATTGGTCGACCCGGCAATTGCAATATAATGCATGGCTGACCCGTCAACATAATTAGTAACAGCCATGTTGCCGTTTGTCTGACCAGAAATCTTACCACTAATTTCAATTGGGCCTGTTTGTCCTGCAAATTGTATTGGTAGGGGGTTGGAAAGGTCTACCCGATAACCATAATCAGTATCGCCCCATACCATTTTTGAGAGTGGAACATGTACGCTTCCTAAACTAGCACCAACCAATCCATAGTCGGTTGCCATGCCTGCGGTGTTTCCTGTAATTTCAATTGTGATGTTGTTGTTGGTGCTTGGCATTTAAAAGAAAATCTCCAAAATAATATTGATTTCTTGTATATATGGGATATAGTATATATAAGAAAAGTTCAACAAAAGGTATTGAGTATGTTATTTAGTAAAGAAGCCCAGAATAAATTTATAAAAGAAATAGAATGTCTTGTAAATCAAGAGCATTCTTACATAGAAGCGGTTTTGGCTATGTGCGAAAAGTATGAGTTAGAACCTCAGATTGGTGCAAAATATCTCACAAAACCCATTATTGAAAAACTAGAAAAAGAAGGGATGGAGTATAATCTTCTTCCTAAAAAATCTCCTGAATTGCCTGTTTAGTTCTTGCATCCGTCAATAACTGGTGTATAATTCATATAAATAATATAGTGGTAGGGAGTTCCTGCCGATATTAGAACGCGGGAGTTCCGCGAAAGCAAATATAAGGAGACAATATTATGTCATTTGCTGATTTTAAGAAACGGTCTGCCTCGGGCATCGATCAACTCACCAAGAAAATTGAAGATATGAACAAAAAGGATTCGTATGTTGACGAACGTTTTTGGCGGCCAGAATTGGATAAGTCAAGTAACGGCTATGCTGTTATTCGATTCCTTCCTGCGCCAGAAGATGAAGAACTTCCATGGGCGAAGTATTATTCACACGGGTTCAAAGGTAGGGGTGGTTGGTACATTGAAAATAGTCTAACTACGCTCGGACAAAAAGATCCTGTGTCGGAAATGAATACAGAATTTTGGAATAGTGGTGTGGAGTCCGACAAGGATTTTGCTCGCGCTCGTAAACGTCGTTTGCACTATGTTTCAAATATTCTTGTAGTGAGCGATCCTGCAAATCCTCAAAATGAAGGAAAGGTTTTTCTTTACAAATATGGTAAGAAGATTTTTGATAAAATCCAAGAGGCTATGTCTCCTGAGTTTGAAGATGAAGATCCCATCAATCCATTTGATTTTTGGAAAGGTGCTAATTTCAAGTTAAAGGTTCGTAAGATTGCTGGTTTTATCAACTATGATAAATCAGAATTTGAATCAATGTCTGCATTGTTTGATGGAGATGACGAGAAATTAGAAGAATTGTGGAAAGCACAATACGCTTTAAGTGAATTTACTGATCCAAGTAATTTCAAGACATATGATGAGTTGAAAAAACGACTTCATGATGTTCTTGGTTCGGACATTCGCCATTCCACGATTGAAACATCAACAGAAACTGCCGAGACTGTTAATTTTAATAAAACGTCAGAGACATCTATAACTTCTGATGAAAATACACAAGAGAACACAGACGCTCTATCATATTTTGAACGTTTAGCGAACGAGTGATTTGAATCTGTTGTTTTGTGGGAAAAGGGAGTCTTTCGGGACTCCCTTTTTTATTTACCCAATTCCTCTTCGCCATCTTGGAAGATGTGTTTCCACCCCCAATGCTGCGATAGCCTTAGGACGTACTGTTTCTATTTTAGGTAGTTGATTTTTACCCTCAGTGTGAATCATTTGGTTAGATTGAATGTTCACATCTCCCTTTGGGCGATCTTCGTTTTGTTTTTCTTGTTCTGCTTTTAAATTTGTATTTTCTTGTAATCTTTCTTTTGCAATACTACCAATTGATTTGTTGTTTGCTGTTTTGTTTATTATGTTGCTAGATTGTTCTAAAGTTTTAGTTTTTGCCAACAGTTCTGGAACTTTACTTATGGGTGTTATAATTTCAGGATCGGGTTGGCCACTCGGAGAAAGAGCATCTCCAATTTGCGCAATAGTAGGTCTACTAGCAATACCACCTTTAGCAAGTGATGGTATTTTTATTTTTTTTCCAACATGAACTATGTTTTTCATTTCATTGATTGTGCGATTACTTATGTTTGCAATTTTATTAACGATTGGGTTATATGTTTGATAGTTATCATTAGTGTTGTTGGTAGTTAGTGTAGTTTTTGGTGGTATTTTGGTAGAAGCGAATGTTTTTACAAGTTTATTGTTTTTAAGAATACTATTTATTATAGCACTTTTTGTGGTGTTATATATTTCCTTGATATTAGTAATTTTTTGGTATACGGGAGTTTTTGTTTTTTGTTGTGTGTGCGGATTTGATGATTTTGATGATTGGTTGTTTATTCTATCACTAGATAATTTCACATTAGTCTTTTGTGGAATGTTCTTGTTTCTTTTGTCACTAGATAATTCCACATTAGTCTTTTGTGGAACTGTTTTTTCTGTCATTGGTGTTGGCAATTGTTTTGTTTGATGTTGTGGTAGAAATGTACTATTGTAATTGTTGACTATGTTTTTTGCCTGTTTTTCTACCGTATTGATTTTTTCATTTTCTGTTGTATGCGTGTTTATTAGAGTTTTTTGAGGAATTTTTATAATTTTGGGAAGTATCTGTACTTCTTTGGTGTTGTTATTTCTTTGAATATGAATGTGCTTGTTTTTTGTGGAATATGCTTTGTTTGTGGAATAATATTTGTTTATTGTTGTGTTGGGTCCAGCGGTTATGATACCATTAATTTTTTCTTTTAGGTGGTTTAATGTTGAATGTAATGTATTTAAGTAACGTCCGCCATCTTTTTTATTGTATGTTTGGTCCGTTGTCTTGTTGTTTGTTTTTGGTGTTGGCTCTTGCAGAATTGGATCTGAAATTATATTTAAAAGATTTGGTACTTTTTTTTTCTTAGGGGGCATGATAGTCAAATCAGGTGATTTGACGTTTCCCTTTTTATGGTTAAAATACGACATCATTCTGTTTTTGAATGTTATATTTTTGTTTTTATTTTTTGCCATATTTTTACCTGATGTTTTTTGATCGTCTTCGTTCTATTTCTACCAACTGAATTTTTTCATTCTCTATTTCTATATATTCAATCAACTGTCCTAAGTAGATATCACGTTCCCAAGGAATCATACCTTCAAGTTCAGTTAGATTGTAGTTGTGATGTTGCATCATTTGAAATGATAGGATGTAATAATCTTGTAAAGTAGTATGACATAATCCTATTCTAAAAAATCCGATATCCCATGTAAAGTCACCTCTCTTTCAACACCATCAGAAGTAGTATACTTTGCTTGATATTGTAGCCGAGGTGAAGTAATGAAAAAATCTAGTATTTTTTCAAACTGATTTTTATTCATATTTTCAATAAAATCTTTTATTTCAGATTTTGGAAGAGTTGAAACATTAATGGTTTCGTCTGGCGTTTCTATTTTTGCAATACAATTAATTATAATATCATAAAAAGACTCAGGGTCGTCATAATCAATATTGTCTTCTTTATTTTTGATCATTTTTAAGGTTGGATAATTTAATGTGACCTTGATATCATTATCAATCTCAACTGTTCGTTTATGTTTTTCATCAACCGTTGGTTCAATTTCCATTAAATTAATTTCTAATGAAATTTCTTCGTCTGTTTCTGGGCACACTATAATAGGAGATGCTGTTTCGCTCACTGATTTTGCTCTAAGACGAAGAAAAATATATTCAATATCAAATATGGGCAAAGAACTTGCATCAGAAATATCATCAACACAAGATTCAATTACATTTTCTATTGCCTCTAACATGTCTCTATGTGTACCAGTTTCTTGTGCAATGAGAAGAATTTTTTCTTCTTTAACAAGAAACGGTCGGTATTTTACTTCTTTTTGGCTAGATGGTATTGTTAATTTATATTTTGGTGTTTTTGATAATAATAAATCAGACAACGTGTTCATTATAATTATTCCTTATTTTGTAAATCTTCACAACTTATTTAAACGTGGGGGTTTGATAATTTTCACTTTTATAAGTATACTGCCTATAAGTAAAAATAATTTGAAGTTTGTTATAATCATTTATCATATTGAATCCCATATTCATGGGAATGATACTTGAAGGCCAAACTTCATCAAATTTAAAGATTGCTTGGGTTTCGTTTATTTCGTCTATACAAAATACTGTCATATTTCCTTTGACAGTTTGACCGTTATCTGAATAATGAGTTTCGTTGGTTTCGGGATTTATAAGGGAATCCATCCATGCTTCAAATAGGGTTCTTTCTTCCCAATTTCTACTTAAAGGAAATGTCATAATTACTTCGCTATTAAATTCCCTGGCAACTGGAATTTTTCTAGTTGGACCAAACCAATTTTCTTGTAATGTTCTAAAAGTTCTTCCCGGGAGAGAAACTGTTTCTGGTTGGAATATTGCATGACCGGGGGTAAATGCGTCTGCTTCTATTAATACAGAATAGCGTGTGGGTCTAGATAGACCATTTTTAGATATAAAATGGCTCTTGAAATAATCAAGTCCAGAACTGACATCTGTGTATGGTGCATTTGGTAGAGCCATTTTGTTTTTCCTTTACTTCTTATTTATTAGAAAAAACATGAAAAATTATAGTAAAAGTGTATCTTCCGTAAGAATTAGAAATTTCCAACCCTTTGTTTTACACAATTGTTCTGCGGATGACCATTTTTCTTTGTTTACCGAATATGTCATACATTCTTTAATATATGTTTTTTCTTTTTGTTTTTTCCGAACAGGAGGTTTTGTTTGTCGTTTGGGTTTGACTTCTATGATGTAGGTTTCGGTTGTGCCATTTGATTTTTTAATTTCTGCAATGAAATCTGGATAATATTTGTGTATTTTTTTGTCTACGGGCGAATAATAAGGAATTGGCAATTCTTCGCTGCCCCATTGTACAATGTTTTTGTTTTCATCTAAATAACGACATACTCTTCTTTCCCACAAAGAACGACATATTATGTTTGTTGGGTCGCCTATATATTTTGAAGGGTTTTGAATTGTATATTTCGTCTTGTATGGCATCATAAATATATAGACATAAACAAAGGAATGAAACGATGGGATCATGGCAAAGAAAAATAAATGAATTTGCAGGCAAGGCTCTAGATAAATTAGGTTCTGGTAACATTAGGGCAATGAGGGCACCAGCACTTTCTTATCCACTATCCGGTAAATTTGATGATATAGAAGATACGGGTGGGTATAGAACAAATTTTGTTGCATCAATTTATTCTAATAAACAGGTTGTTAGAGTACTGTCGCCTTCAGCAGGCCCGACATTTGCAGATATTACACTTCCTTTGCCACAACAAATCAAAACAGACAATGAGATTGCATATAGTCAAGGACAATCAGAAGTTAAAGGTGGAATAACCGATCCGACTGTTGGGGGTGCCATTGAATGGGCTTTGGAGAAAACTAAGATTACAGGTGTGATGGATAAGTTTGGAATTTCGCAAGCACTTGGTCATAGACCTATGGATGAAACTGAGAATGTTTTCGGGGGAGCCAATTTCCGAACACATTCTTATTCTTGGCAACTGATTCCCAAGGTGGAGGGAGCAGGAACAAGGATCACTGATATAGTAAAAAAGTTTCAAACACTCGCATATCCATCTCGCTCAATTGGCCAATCATATTCTAGGGTGATTCATCCTCCTGTGTGGTTTATTAGTGTATTGAATTTAAACAAAGGTGACAAAGGTGGACAATTTATGTGGGACATGGGGCCTCTTCCAAGCGTTCTATCGCGCGTTGGTATAACAACGCAAGGTTCTGCTGGTTCTGGATACGCTGCGCTTGGTGGGTATCCAGCAGCAACAACTTTGGAATTGACTTTTCTTGAACTTGAGCCTGCTGTTAGCCTGGGAGATGGTATTGCCAGCAGGAGTCAGGTTAGAATGGGTAAGGGACAAGTTTACGGTTAAAGGTTTAAACAATGTATTTTAATTACATACCAAACACAGAATTCAATTTCAGTTGGAGTGAAACTGCTGGTACTAGCGGCGGTTTTATTTCTTCAGTAAACATGAAAGACATATTCAAACGAGTTTCGTTTACGCAAAAAACCAAAGACGATGCGGGTTCATTTGAATCTTATGTTGTCTCAGAAGGACAAAAACCAGAAGATGTCGCCTTTGATTTTTATGGAGATCATGATTTATGGTGGGTTGTGTTATTATCAAATAATATTGTTGATCCGCATGGCGAATGGTTGAAGTCTGGTGGTGAAATAACCTCCATGTTTAATACTTTCCTTAGTGGTAATAGTTATTTTGTGTTTGAGAATTTAGATGCATTAGAAGGTGATATTTTAATCCGACGAGATGTTGGTCTTGATGGGTCTATTGATTTAAACAACTATGGAGAAGTTGATAATTATGATAAACTTCTTCATAAAATAGACGTTAAGAAATCCAAGGGTACAATTAATGAAAATGACGAGATCTATCTGTTTAGAAAAAGCATAATTGCTGGCGAAGAACAATGGAACTCCATAGATGGGTTTGGTGTTACTGGTTGTTATCAACAACATTTTGGGGCTACATCTTGTATTGGTTTTACTGGTCCTGAATATGCAGGATCAATGGGTGTAGGATCTGGCCAGGCGGCCGTCGCGTGGGGTCCGCCTTGCCCGACAGCCGGATCTACGTTTTCAATTGTACGAAGAAAAGAAACCATTTCAAAATCGGCTCACCATTTTGCATATAATAATGATATGGTAAATCCATATAGTGCATATCCAGTATTAGGTCATGATGGACCTTCGGGAGATTTCTATAGTCAGCAAAATGTTTGTGGAATGACTGGAACAATACTGTATAAATATATGATTAAGAGTCTATCAGAACAGATTAAAACAATTACTACGCAAGATGATATAATTTTTAAAAATGACGAAAAGCGAACGATAAAATTGGTTGCAAAAAATCTAGTACCGGCTTTAATAGACGAATTTAAAATATTGATACAGGGTAATGTTCCAAGAGGAACTACTCATATCATTGAATAATTATAATAAAGTGACACATCATGGTAAAATTTGAACGACAATACCCATCTGATATTATTATAGAAAGTATAAAAATCAAAAGACTGGGGAGTGACCAGGAATATGTTGTAAAGTCATTAAATCCAAAAAATGACGATGAAGCAGCCACTAGTGATTCGTTTACGAGTATGAGCATTAGTGAAAGCATTTTTGGTTCGGGGGTTAGTGGAATTCTAAAGTTCCGTGAACCTTCTGCTGGTAACAGCATGATTGGTGATTATTTCAATTTTGTTGGTGGTGAATTGGTTGAGATTGTCATTGAATCACCGGAACCCATTGAAAATTCAAGAAAAGAATTGACATTTTGCGTCAATGATGTTCAAAAACTGGGCAATGAAGCATCAGAGGCATTAGTTGGTGCAGTAGTAAAGGCAGATGCTGGATGGCTGGTGAGTTTTATATCATGTGAGAATTTCTACTTGAATTGGGCAGAACTTGATATTGCAAAGCATGAAGATTATATTGGTCATATTGCTTCTGATAGTAGTTTTGATGAAGAACCAGGACTGGTCAATCAAGTAGCAGAAAAATATTTTAATCCCGGTGCTACAGATTATAGTTTTGCTCAAAATGATATGGAAATTGAAAACACACACAATAGCGTATGGATCAAAACAAATCAACACATGTATCCATGGGCAAAAGATGTTCATTATTCGAGTTTAATGTCAACTATGACAGATCTTGCTGAAAATGCTGTCACAGAAGATCAGAAGGGTGTAAATTATCTTTTCTATGCAGATTTGGATGGGTGGCATTTTAAATCAATTCGGAAAATGCTAACTGATGAAGGTGGTTCATACTTTTTTGGATTGTTGGGTCAAGATCCCAGAGAATATTTTTTCACAGACATAACCATTTCTCCCGAGGATTGGAATTTTGGTGATCCTAGAGTTTTAGCAATGAACATTTTAAACGAATATAATCATTTACAGTTGTGGTATGATGGAGCATATTCTTCATATTATGAACTTGTCAAACCAAATTATAATGATCCCTATTTCAATTATTTGAATTTTGCATCTACACATAGCACAGAACATATAACATATGATTATCATCAAGACCCGTGGGGTGGTGTGGAAGATGGGGGGCGAGTAGCAGAACATAAATTGCTTCCGGACAGTATAGATACGTCACCGAAAATACACACCCGAAGGTTCTATGACGAAAATGGATTGTATGGTTATTTTAGTAATCCATATAATGCTCCTCAATATAATTTGATTGATACAATGGGTTCTATGGACACGAATGGAAAATATGGACCAACAAACGGTGGTGCTAATTGGAGAACAATGTTCGATCAAACCGATCTTTCTGGTGAGATTCTTTATAAAATACAAAAAGAAATTAAGAAACCCATGCGCGAATCAGGTGCATTTGGAAGATATATTAAAATGGTCGATGTAAAAGAACGTTGGGAAATATATAAGAATTCTATTTGCTGTGTGGGTGAAGAAACACAGTCTGCGGAGAAGTTTGCATTTCTTGCAATCATAGACGGTGCAAAAAAGATATCAGGCGATGATGGTCGGGGTGGAATATATGAATACAGTTGGAGAGAAGTAGAATTTTGGCCAAGGGATCGTTTATTAGAAGAAGAAATGGGTGATGTAATAGAAATAAGTGATGAAAATTCACCACTTAGCATCATTATGACTCCTGGTGGTCTTCAGGGAACATTTTTAGACGAAGCAAGCGACGAATGGACAAATCCAGCATATAACATTAGTGAATTGTTGAATACAACTCAAGGAGATGATGTGCTTGTTGGTCCGGGCATTAATGCTGCAAGCAGATTGGAGCCAGCAGGAGGTGGAACGGAAGGATCTATAATAATAAACAATTATCCAGAAGCATTCCAAATGATGCCGGTGGGTAGTTATTTCATAACAGGGGATGAACCCTGCGAAACCAGAGAAAATGATGATGTTGATTTTTACTTTCACGGTCAAATTGTGCAGATGTATAAACTAACAAATTATGCACTGCAACATATCGCTCCTGATGTGTTGAATTATGAAGAGGATGATGACCGAGAAGCAAACGAAATTGCCAATGAGGTATATTTCTTTAATGTTCCAAATGCGCACGATGGAATGTGTCGTTGTGATACTCCTGTTGGTGCTACAGGTGGTGGACCATGATACTGTTGGTTGAATTGTTATGAATATGCATAGAAGTTGTTGTTGTTCCATAGAAGAACCGGAACCGGATGAACCAGATTTGTGGGAATTTATAAATGCAGCGGTTGTTCAACTATCATTAGACTATAGCGGATCGATGGGGGGCGAAGAGGACACCATACAGGAGTGGGTTGCATATTTTATTAATAGAATGAATGAAAAGTTTGGAGAATTGCCCGAAGATGAAAAGCCAATGGTTGGTGCAGATATATGGAGTGACGGAACTCCTGTCCTGATATCGCAGGAACCAACATATGACTATGATTCTATACTTACTTTTGTGTTGGGCGGATACACGTTGGCGGGGGGTGGCACCAGATACAAGCCATCCATGGAGGAACACATGGCCATTTTTAACGAATATTCTGTGGTGGGAGAACTGGAAGAGGGCTACTGTTGCGAACCCCCATTGGAAGAGGGCACATGTTGCTTTGCCCTGCTGCCCCCGGAAAATAACGGACTATGTGACGATCCCGATGATGTCGTAGTTAATTGTGTTTGCGATAATGTAGATAGTGAACAAGATTGTACAGATAATTACCCGGGGCGTGATTTTCAGTCTGATATTGACGTTGTTGAAGGAGTTGCTGTTATGTTTTTGAGTGACGGTTTGGCAGGTGATCAAATCTGGGTACGCAATGCGGTGGATTCCTCGGGGTATATTAAAAGTGCATATTATACTGTTGGATTTGATATTGGTGCGGCAGGTGAAGAACTTTTAGAGTATATGTCATCAGGGACTAACGGGCATTATTTCCCAGCAAGTGATCTAGATACATTGAACTTAATTATTGACACTTTATTACAAGGTGATGATGATGGTGATGATGATGGTGATGATGATGATGGTGGTGGTTCTGGATAAATTAGTATTAGTCCTAAATAAAATAGAAAGGAGCAACTTATGGCTAATGGAGAATACAAAAGACCGACGCCAAAATACCTTATAACAATGGCAAAGGCTGCCAGGGATTTGAACTGGCACCAGGCACAAGGTATAGTTCCTACAACAACAATAAACCATTCATTGTTTGCATTTGTGGAGGATCGCGGTTGTGTAGGTGGGATGGTTGATAATTCGGAATGTCCCGATGATGATCCACTTTGCGAATGCCCCTGCCTAAATTTAAAACCAGACAATTTATTAGGCTCAGTAGCAGGGGCTGAACCCACAGATGATGAATTATTCGAAGCATTTAAAGAAACCAAAGAATGCAATCTGATACACGAAGTACTGGGGGAAAGTTACCTTGGTTGTTTTTGGGATTCACCCGACCATCCCTCCAGTTGCGGCTGTCCTTGTGTTGGTGAAGATTTTAAAAAATATGTTGAATATAACCAAACAGATGCAACATACTGGAATACACCGAAGACCACTCCACTATGGCGAAATGCTCAAATGACGCTCATGAGTTCCCAAAAAATGAGAATTATATTGAATGGGGATTTGACATTGCGCCCTGGTAAACCCATTACAATTGTAAACAAAACTCCCGGATCTGATAAAAACGATAGAATGCAAAGATTTACTGGGAGGTGGTTGGTGACGGATATTGAGCATATGATCACATCAACAAGTCATAAAATGGATGTGATACTTAGTAGAGATAGCACAGGAACAGATCCCAATGAATCTGAAAAACTTGGGGTATTTGAATCATTATCCAATTTGCTTGGTTCTTTGTTTGGGTTTGGGTGATTGTTTATTTGATTTTACTATACATATATAAACCAAGGAAAACATTCAATGCCAGTAAACCAATATTCAGATTTTGATATCAATTTTAACAGAAATGAATATATTAATGACGTTTCTGTGATGAAAGACCGACACGCCATAAGACAATCAATTATGAATATTGTATTAACAAGACCTGGTGAAAAACCATTTAAACCTTCGTTTGGCGTAGGCATTCATGATTATTTGTTTGAAAATTGGACTCCTATGAATGCCTCCTTTTTAGAAAGAGATATAGTATGGGCTGTGCGTGCATGGGAACCGCGCGCAGAAGTAGAATCAATTATTATAGATGAAGATAATATTGATAGTAATGAGGTATCAATAGAAATAAGATTTGTTATTCTCGGTGGATCACTATCCAATCCAATAATAGAAAGCATACAATTAGCACTAACAAAGGTTAGATAACAATGGCAAAAAGTAACGTAGACATTCAACTTGGATCTTTAGACTTTGATGGTATTAAAAATAGCATCATTGATCATTTAAAAAAACAAAACACTCTGAAAGATTATGATTATGAAGGATCTGCAATGCAAGTTCTTCTTGATGTTTTGGCATATAATACTTCATATTATGGGTTCTATTCTAATATGTTAGCAAGTGAAATGTTTTTAGATACTGCTCAAAAAGAATCTTCTTTGATTTCTCTTGTTAAACCATTAGGTTATCTTGTGCCCGGTGCAAAGTCTGCCAGAGCATTAGTAAAAATTCGTCAGGGTGGTACAAATGGAACAGTGCCTCGCTATACTAGGTTTAGTGGGACAAGCAGCAGTGGTATTTCTTATAATTTTTATACAATTGAAGAATATGGATTAGATCTTAACGGGGAGGCTGTGATTTCAATTGTGCAGGGGAAATCTCTAACAAAAGAACAACCCATATTAATAGATTCAGCAACACAAAAGGGATTTATTTTAGGATTGGATGTTGATATTAGTACTATAAGATTAGAAGTTTTAGATTATAATGGAGATGGTACATGGGTAGAGTGGGCAAGGGCAGGCAACATTGAACAAGGATTGGATGATACGAGTCAAGTATATTGGTTAGAAAGAAGTGATATGGGTTTCTTTGTTATATTTGGTGGAAACTTAGAAAATAGTGCATATGTTCAAGTTGGTAGAAGTTTAAAATCAAATGATTTGGTAAGGTTGAGTTATTTAAAAAGTGAAGGAGAAAGAGGAAATCAACTTGGAAATTTCAGCGTGAATGGTTTTTCTGCAACGACTGAAACTGTTTCATTATCTTCTGGGGGATCTAATGGACCAGATTTAGAATCTATTAGATTTTTTGCCCCAAAGTGGTTTGCCGCACAAGACAGAGCAGTGACGGTAGAAGATTGCAGAGCATTGCTCGCTGCGAAAGGTTTTGTTAGCGATTCTAGTAACCCATATTCCAATTTTAATGTATGGGGCGGTGAAGAAATGAATCCACCAAGATATGGTAGGTTGTTTGTTTCTTTGGGAGACACTACGGAAGAAAATCCGGTTGCTGCAACAAAAGCAATTGATATATTAGAGCAAAAAACGTGTGTGACTGTGTTACCGGAATTTATGGACGTTGATAGGTTTTATGTTGAGGTTTATGGGAAAATATATTATGAACCGTTAGAAACATCACTAGATGAAAATACTCTGTTATCAATGGTAGTGAAAAACATTTTTGATAATAATCCGAATGGTTTTCGGCAAACCTATGATAGTGGTGTTATTTCTAATAACATCAATTCTCTAAATGCTGCATTTTATGTTGGTTCAAATGATATTAAGTTTAAAGTGTCCAATAACGTTCAAGTGTTTTCCCAAACACCGCGAAGCCTAATAAAATTTAGAAACGAATGTGAATCAGGAAGTTTAATTACAACAGAGTTTATGCCAGGATCAGCATTTGGGGGGTTGGACGATGACCAAAAGATATATCTAAAATCTTATGGTAATGTTAGTAACGGTAAGCAAAGCATTATTGCTGCGTATTTTGACGAAGAGATAGAAATAAGTCTAGGCTCGGTCGGTCATTTTATTCCAAACACTGGCGATGTTGTGTTCATAAAACCGATGATTGCTGCGGAAGATTTTAGTTTGAGTGTAGACATAACAAGTACGGGTACTAATACTTTTATTAATAAAGAAGAAATGTATGCTATCACAAGAACCAATCTTGAAATTGTAAAAAGAAACTTAGGATAATGTTTTACGGATCATTATTCTCAAATCCGAAGAATACAGGCGGTGGTAGTCGGGCAGATCATTACCGTTTGTTGTTATTGGGTCAGGAAGTACCGGCACTCGATTTAGTAGTTGAGAACGTCATTGATATAGAGCATTTGTTTCCTTTGTGGATACGAGAAAGAAGTAATAGCAGTTCACCATCTAATCATTTGATAAAATTCACACAAGAATATTATAATTGGTTATATAGCAAGAGTGGTTATGAATTATCTGCAACTGATTTTCATTCAAACGGATTTCAAAGATTAGTTGATATTGCTGAAACTCCAGTTCAACTCCTAAAACATTTTGTAAACACATATTCAACTGGGTTTCCAAAATGGTTTGTTGATGAGAAGATGTTATCTGTTGATTCGGGTATTCGTAATTTTATAACTGGTATTCGTACTTTTTTCTATCAAAAGAAAGGCACAGAGGAATCATACCGATACTTTTTTGAAATGTTGTACGGGGATCAAAGTGACGATCAAGGTAATCCGATAGATGTAGAAGTTAATATGTACTATCCTAAAGTACATATGTTAAGATTAAACGGTGGTAGATTTTTTGGATTTCCGTTTCTTAATCCAGATGGCATTACTGGAGAATATTTTGATGCTAAAAGATCATTACGACATTTAGGTGGAAGTTATCTCAACGGTCCATTCAAAATACAAGATAGTGATTGGTATCAAGAATATTCGTATGTTTTATCTACTGGGGTTTCCTTGGAAGATGAAGATTCGGGACAACCAATTTATACCGAATCTCTTAAAACCCTTCTGCATCCTGCTGGTATGAAAGCATTCTTAGAAAAGACACAAGAAGATTATGTTGCCCCAGATGATTACGATGGAGGTTTTAATGTATGTGAATCTCCAGTACTTGGTAATTATTTTCCGTATAGATTGAATGATAATAGTTCTCTTGCTCATTGTGTTGGTTGTTCTGGTGCAACAGGCAGTTCACAATATCATTATGATGGACCAACCGCAATGCGAAATTTAGTAGCAGAAGCCAATTTGGGTGGTACTCATGGTTGGACGTATGGTAATGCGTGGAATGCTGTAGGAAATTATGGCATTACATTGGATTATCATTTACCAACATATGCATATCCAAATTGGGCGGATGGTATAACGGGAGATTTAGAACAGAATACATTTGGAAACATATATATTAGTACATTCCTATATCTGTGTCCAAATGATAATAGTCCGAATTTAGGAGTGACTGGTTGTACCGCGTCTGAAGATGCAGACGGTGGAGCATGTTGGTAGAAAGGTAATAAGGTAACATTTAAATGGCTGACATTAATAAAAAAATCATATCTAATGCTATAAAGAAATATTTACGATCAGAGAAACTGGCATTCGTTTTAGGAAATAGTAACGAAACGATCAATCGTTCGTTAAACAATCAAGAAGATATAATAACATCATCATCTGTTGCGTTTACAATAAACCCTAAACAGATAACAGAAGCAATTAGAGTGCCGAAGGAGGTACAGCCAGCAATATGGAAAATTGGATTGACAAAGAAAGTAGGGACTTTTAGTTCTAACATACCAGGCAAGCCAGATGAAAATAATTGGTCATTGTTTTATGGAACGGGCCAATATGGCAATTATGTATTTCTTATACTTTCTATAAGTGAAAACAATGACCTCCAGTATGAATCAGATCCTGTCGTTATTGTAGAAAATTTGATTGATATTTCTGGTAATATTGCGAAGACATCTGATGGGAAAATATTATATTGTGCAGTTCACAAAACAGAAGATAATTGGATAACAAATTATAAAACTCATTACATTCCATATTATAATGTAAAGGACAACATTAAAGAAAAAGAAGAATATTATACCAGTAATGCTTCCAATGCAACTAGAATATGTGGTGCTGGAAATGAACAACGGTGTGGAACATGTTGTCTTTATTACTCAGAGGGTGGATACGATCCTATTGCTGGGTTAACGTTCTCTGCTGGCGGTTTCTATAAATGTATAGAGAGTAAATGTTACCAATGTTCTGAAATTGCACAATCTTTAGGTATGAGACATATATTCAATAATTGGAGGGGGGGTACTGGTGTAACTGGTGGAACTGGAGGTCGTTGTTCGGTATGCGATTCTGTTAATTTCCCATCCGAATGTGGTCCATGTCCGTGTAGTATAAGTTGGAGTGATGATAGTTATTACAAAAATATAATTAAGGATCCAAACATATCATCGGAATTGTCGGAATGGAAAAATGCTAATTATGAAAATATTGGTAGGGAAAAATATGGTAATGGATCAATATCGCGTGTTTCTATTAATCTCAGTGGTGTGTCGTTGAATGATAAAAAACTTTCTTCTGGATGGAAAAATAGAGATTTATATGTTCCCTTTAGTGCAGATTTTTCGTCTTCTGGAAGAGAACCGTTAATAAGAGTATTAACATATAAAGATAGTAAGGGTAATCAATATATTAACGGTATTGCACATGCGGTTGATCACGGTGATAAACTTCGTAACATTAAGATTAATACGGCCGTATGGGAAGATATGTTCCCTAACGTTCCTGCAAACAGGTTGAGTATTGAATTAATTCCGAGTGGTGGATTTCCAGCAAACCTAGATTCGATATTTGGTATGGGTACTTTGTTGTCTGTTGACATAAAAAATAGTGATATCGAAAACACTGGAACAATTCAAACTGTATTTAATATGGTAAGTATACAAGCCTTTAAGGATGAAAACGATATTAATGCCTTGTCTGGATTGGGTCCAAGTCAAATACATAATTTTATTACATGCATTGTCATCGAGGCTCATAAAAAAGAGTATTTAGGTTTGTCCATGGAGACACTACCGGATAAAGATTCTTTGATGCTTTCGCAGACTAATCCGTATGCTGGTGGGGCAGGAGATTCACAAACTAACAAAACAACAATTAATAGTGTGAGAGTATTAGCATCAAAAAATAAACCTGGTTCTTCAACGATAGTGGTAATGGAAATAGCGTCTAATTCCCCAGAGAATTTTATAGTGGGGAATGAATTTAATATAGATGATATTACATGGGTGATTGATTCTGTTTCTATACCAACTTCTTATAGTGGAGATAAAATTAATAAAGCAAAAACTAATATTCTACATCTTGACAAAACAAATATAAATATAAGCAAAGCAAACGATCCAAACTATGTTTCTTCATGGAGTTTCAGATTCTTCTTGGGTGGTTAGTAATCGGTAAAGGAAAAACAATATGGCACATTATAATATACAACCATTTTATGGAGGAGGTAATCCATCGTTTCCTCTCTCCGTGGCTCCATACAATAGTAGAGTAGAAGGACAAGAATTGGTTTTTGGTGATGATGAAATTGATCTTGTTCCTAAAAATTATCAATTTATTGCATTCCGACCAGGATTTCCTTTACAGGCTTCTGAACTCAATGAAATGCAAGAGCATTTTCAAATGCAACTCACCCTTTCCATTGCAATGATGCATAATTGGATTACTTCTGGTACAGGAAAACATTGGGGATCATATGATAGAAACAATTCTGGGGGAGAGGGAAGCGAATCAGTTCCGTCTGATGTTCCAGAAAATGGGATAGGTGTTGGGGGAGTATCACCAAATGGAGTATTAGGAGACTCTAATTATGCAATAAGTGGTCCTGGGTGGAAAGGTTCATGTCCCCTCCACCCATATCACACACCATACATTCCGGGTGATGGTGCAGGACAAGCACCTGTTACTGCACAATTTAGTACTACTGGGGGCGGATTTGTTCAATTAAGTTTTTGGTCCGGCTGGTGGCTAGTAGAATTAACAGATGATACGGAGATTCTCCCGGGCGGCTCTCAATTGAAAGACATTAGCGGCATGAAACATTGGGTATATTTGACCAGTTCTAACCCAAATCTTCCAGCATTTACAATTAATGTAGTAACAGATCCCATTGGAGGAAATATTGAAAAGGTCGTTGGGTTTAAACTTAGCAGCGATTATTATGGGTGTGAACCATGTGCTGAAGGAGAATCACCGCCATGTAATGACGATACAGATTTAGCAGATAATTCAGCAGGGTTTCCGAACTCAATTGCATGTGGTGCCAGTCGTTATGGTATTAGTTTCATGACTGTTGGTGAAGCATCTCCCAACAGTGCAGGGGTTTGGTCAGACACACAACTAGGACAAAGACAAAGACTAAGTTTAGTATGTAAAGTAAATCCGGCAGAAGGTACTGTCCGTTATATGAATAATATATTAATAGGTCAAAGATGATGTATAAATATAACATAATAGAAGAGATCAAATAATGGGATTCACAGAAGACAATCTATACCAAATATGGAACTTAACTCAATCTACTACTTTTGCAGATTGGGTGAGTCATTATAATGCTCTTGTTGTTGAAAAACTCAATCGGATGTCAATCTATACTGGTGCATCCGGCGATGGTATCGTATTTACATTGGGTACTACTGCTTCAAACGATCCGTTAGGAGGAATAACATCAGGATCTGATTTAAGTGCTGGTGTGTTCAGATGCTCTCTTGCAGATGTGATTCCAAAGGGAATTACGTTTTCAGGAGATGTTAGCATTGACGGTACTTTAAATTATGATTTATCTAAAGCAGAACTTACTTCAATTAAATCAAAAGTATATCCTCTTGGTGGTTACACGGCAACCAAAGGTTTTACTTTTGGTAGGGTAGTAAGGGTTGCTGGAGAAGTTGATGGATGTTCCGGTGGTCCTGAATATTTTCTTTCCAGAGCAGACAATAAAAATTATGCAGAAGTTTTTGGTGTTATTTCTGGTATTACTTGGCCGCATAGTGGCGGTACACCACAAGGACCATATAATTCAGCAAACACTTATATCACAGTCACTACTCACGGTAAAGTTAAGGGTGATTTCACCGGAGCAACAGATTTTTATGGTGGATTGAGTGCCGGTTCTGTTTATTTTCTAAGTCCCGGTAATAGTGGAGGAATCACTAGAGTTGAACCCGTGGTTAGCGGGCAAGTTAATAAGCCAGTAATGCTTGGTGTCACTTCTGATGTTGGATATGTGCTACATTATAGGGGTCAATATTTACAGGGTTCTGGTACGGGTGGTACGGGTGGAATTGATAATAACCGATTTATTGTGAGTATTGATGCAGGAACCGATATCGTCCGAGGCGATGTCGTCGGATATGATGGGAGTTCAGTGACACCAACCAATGCTGATTGGAAAAAACTAAATGCTTCTAGTGATGATCTTGGAATTGCCGTTGGTATATGTATTACAAGTCCTTTTGTGTTAGATGCACAAACTTATATTCAAATTGTTGGTACAGGATATATTGATGATATTCCAACAAGTGATGGTGGTAGTGGTTTGCTATATGTTGGACACGACAGTAAACTAACATCAACAAATCCCGGCGGAGGAGGCGGACAAGTAAAACCATTTGCAGTTGCATGGCCTAGCGGTGAAGATAGACGAGGTTTCATATTTAATCAAAACCATAATAGTGGTGGTGGTGGACAAGCGGCAGCAGCCACACGGGGGGGAGATGGCGGCAGAAATTGGGCATTCCGTTCTACCTCAAGTGGTGGCACTACATATGGTCATGCAATGAATGACAACATTCTCATTAATGGGAATTTTGATATTTGGCAAAGGGGTGCAGGGGTTCGCGGTTCAACCGGAACAACATACTTCGCTGACCGTTGGGTCCGAATGGATGGTGTTTCCGGTGGTGGTGGTACGGCAGGAACCTATACTGTTGCAAGAAATACGTTTACTGTCAACCAGACTGATGTGTCCAACGAACCAGTATATTACGTTACCCTACAAAACAATGTCCATCCTCAAGGTGGAATAGCGGGCGATTGTGTTTACATTGAAAACCGAGTAGAAGATGTAAGAACATTGCGTAATGAAAACGCAACAATGTCATTCTGGGCTAAGTCTGGTGTTACAGGTGCTACCATGGATTTGGTGATCAATCAATATGATGGCACAAATACCTTTACATCCTACCCTGCGTCAGTCCAGTTAGGAACATTGTGGAGTAAATATGAAATTGCATTCCTTGTACCTAATATTACAACAACGCCTAGTGGTAATAAGGATTATGTTGGTTTCGGGTTTAGTACAGCAAGATTAAACACAACACTAGATTTGGCAAAAGTTAAACTAGAAAGAGGACTAATTGCAACCACTAATCCAAAATCAAACGTAAATGATGAGTTGAATTTGTGTAGTCGGTTCTATCAGAGAAGTTATGGTGTAGATCAATCTACTCACACACAAACCATGTTAGATTCTAATACCCCCAACGATACTGTTGTTGATTTTCTTATTACTCCAAGTAAAGATTACTATTACAAGTTCCCAGTCGTAATGAGAGGTGATCCTACAGTTACTTTATATTCACCAAAAACTGGTACAACTGGCGATGCACTCAATAGAACATCAGGTAGAGATTTGAAAAAATCCTCTGGTACTAGAGGGTATGAAAGCAAAACGAGAGTCATCTCAGCAGCAGCAACTTCAATAACAGCCGAATATAGAACTAAAAATGGTATATACCTATTCGTTCCTGCTGGAACAGTTCTGTTTGATAACGTTTCCGTTCATTACGTTGCAGATGCAGATTTAGATGAAAATATGCCAAACACATGAATGGAGTAATCACTAATGCCAAGTTGTAATAGTAATAGTTCAAACCTAAGCGGAAATGTTAACATCACTAACATCACGCATAGTGGTGCTAGGTTGTTAATGACTATACCGCTGTCAGGTTTTTCTGGTGGTGTTGTTGGAGAGTGTCCCGAAATGTGTCATGGTATTACAACTGGTGATGCTATTAGGTATAATCCGTTAACATCATATTATACAAAATCACAAGGCGATGTTGCGCAACATGCAGAAGTTGTCGGTGTTGTAGAATCAATTGATGCTGATAACAATTCGGTTGAGGTAGTATTATCAGGACAGATTAAATATCCTCTTGCTAAAGTTATTAATGCAACACATGTAGATCCTGATATGGATCCTGATGGAACTAATATTGCAGGAGCAAGTGGTGGAAATGATATTTACTTTTTGAGTGAGATTACGGCAGGTAAATTACAAAACTTAGCACCAGCAACACCCAGCACTATTGCAAAACCAATTTTTCAAGTTGCACCCGATGGGAATTATACAGGACAGGTGACAAATTATATTGGCTATCAAATAGGTGGAAATGTTAGTGGAGAAGAAGAGTTTTCAGAACCTGCGGGTGCGCAAAGTAACCAACTTCTTTTTGGTGGAGATGATGGGTTATCTTTAATTGAAAACGGTTGGTACAATGCTACTATAAGACGATGGTTTTCTTTAAGAATTGATGATAAAGATTATTCTGGAGACACATTTATCAAATCGTATAAAACATTTGGTAAACGAGCAGGTGTTAGATATAAAGTCACAGTAGAATGTATAGATTCGGCATTATCTACAATTATAAAAAAACGTGCCACACAAAAAGGCCCAGATGGTAAAGTAATTGGGCGTTATATTGTTGTAGATGCAGACAGATCTACGAGTGTGTTGTGGTTAGAGGGTGTGGGGACATTGCAGGATAGTAAAAAAATACATATTGGCACATCCACTTATGATATTTCTTATTCCGTCATTACAGCATTCGCACTCCCCAAAGTGTACTCAAGAAATCCAGTTGCATCGTATGTGGATATAAATAATAATGCTATAACTGTCCAAGAAGTTCTCTTCTTAAAAGTTCCAGCAGATGGTAAGGGACTTTCAGTGACTTTGGTTCCTAATGCCACATTTAATACCATAACGGTTAGAAACCAGTTTGATGTAGGAAATTCTACACATATCGTAACTGATCTAACAGCAACTGTTAAGGAGATTGCTGATGCAGTGGCAGACTTAAATATTAAAATAAATAATACCCCTGCTTCTTCTGAAGCAAATAAATTTCAAACAAGAATCTCCAGAGTAGAGTAAGAGAGATTTAAAATGGTAGTTATTCGTGGTAGTAGTTTCTTTCAACCAAGTTCAGTAACAGGAATTACTGGACCCACTGGACCTACTGGCCCTACTGGCCCTACTGGTCCCTCTGGAAGAGGCGCAATCGGGCCCACTGGTTTGAGCGGCGGTCATATCATCGATGCTTATATTGTCAATACGGATAAACTTCATACAATATTTGCACTTTCGGATGGTAAAACTGCTGGATATACTACCACAACAAAAATTCAAGGACCAACCGGAAACACTTATGTAATAATAGACGGGGGTAACACTTGGGGGTCTTCTGCTCCTCGGGGTGGTGCTACTGTATATAAAGAAGACAACTATGTAAACATAGACAACAATAATATTACCATCAAGTCTCTTGAGGTTCGTGGTGGTAGTATTAGTTTAATACAAGATGAATCTCTCAACACTATTAATATTCATTATGATTTGGGTAATACTGCTGCGGGATATGCCAACTTAGTATCTGGTAGTACGGGTCAGTTAGTTGGTTTTAAGACGAGCAATTCATCTTTGTATGGGTTTACGGGTACAACTTACGACAATAAAACAAAATCTCTTGAATTAAAAATAAAGGGTTATAAAGAACGATCCAAATATTTTGAAGTGTCTACAACAGATACCACAAAGGATTTTTATAATATTAATGTTGGAAGTGAGCCGGAATATTTGTTTTCTGGTACAGTTGATCCTAACAAGCACAAAACATTTATTCTTGATATGTTTCAGGTGTGGCCGTTGCCAGGAGCCGGGCCCGACCTTTCAAGTGATGATAGGAGAGTAATTGTTGGTATTACGGCTGCATCGTTTGGTTACACGGGCAATTCAGATCACGACAACAAAAAATTAAGTAAATCCTTTTCTCTTATAGTTCATGGAGCAACCAATTCAGCATTTCTTGATTATAGGTTCAAAAATACAATTTGGCCTTATGATAATCAACCTTGTTTTAGTGGTGGAACAGACATCTTTAATTTTTTCTGGTTGCCTTGTGAAAAACGAGCAAGTGATCCAGAAAATCCTGACAATTTTGATATTTGTCCTGATGGGGTATCATGGCATGGGAATGTTGTACAATGGCGTTCATCTGATACCGACATGAAAGATGAAAAACCCTTTTGGTGTAACGAAGAAATGGGCGAACCAGCAGGTTTTAGAGGTGGTGTAGTTGATTATCCTCAGATTCATATATCTTCAACTGGAACTACAGGATCAACAGGTGCTTGTTGTATGGGTGATGGAAAATGTATTCATACAACATTAGCGTTGTGTTCTGGTTATTTTATGGGATCGGGAGTAAAATGCGGTTCTACGGGGGCTACAGGTTCTTGTTATGGTGTAGGACCGTGTTGTGTTCATTATGGGGATCAGAACAGCATTGAATGTTTTGATGATTTAGACATCAATGAATGTATTAATCTGGGTAGTATGTTGAATGTTACCACTCAATTTGGAGGAATAAATTTAGATTGCTCAGATGTGTATTGTAACAGTATTCAGACCAAAAAGGGTGCATGTTGTGATGGTGTTGGTTATTGTGATTATAAAACAAAAATAGATTGTGTAAATAGTGGTGGCTATTTCTTGGGTATTGGTTCTTCGTGTGTTCTTAATAATGGTACAGATGTGTGTTCTGGTGGAACAGGTGCGTGTTGTAATTCTAACAGTTGTGTTGATACATACTCTGGTGCATTGTGTATAGATGGAGGAAATGTGTATGCGGGTCATGGAACAAAGTGTGCGGATACTATATGCAGTAGTCGTAGGGTTGGAAGAAGCACAAGTGTCATTCCATTAAAATTAAAACCAGGTGACATATATGGCGGCGGTATGGTAGTTGGTTTATACCGTCCATTTGGTTCTGTGCTGCTCGGCAATAAATATTTTGGTGGCGATAATAATACACACTGGCGACATCTTATGATGGGTGCTACTGGATCAACATCTGATTCGGGATATACTGCTGATATTTATAGATCAAAATATGATTATTGTGGTTATGGTTTTAGTGCTGATAGAAGTTGTTCAGATCTTGGTCCATTGGACAGTAACATAAATGATAGTATTCCTGATGCATATTATATAATCACATCTCTTTCACCAATTGCAATAACAGGCGACAGAGATGTGGTAAATTTAAACGATCATCCGGGTGCAACACAAGAATTTTATTGGGGAAACCGGGGAAGCGCATGGGGTCCGTTGTATAATCAAAACATAAATAAATTTAATGATTTGAACACTTCTTATAATAGAATATTTGATATGTCTGAGGGATATTGGTATATGCATGGGTATACTGGATCGGCAAATAACATCTCAACTTATACTTTCCCGTCATGTAGAAAAATAAGACGAACGGATGATAGTGTTATTGAAACTCTTCTTAGAAAACCAGTGCAATCTGCACATGGTCTTTGGCATCGCAATTGGGGGCTGTATAATAATATACGAATTATTAGTGCGGATAATGCACTTTCACAAGGATATGGTGTTAGCGGTGCATTTAGTTCAGATCAATTTGGACCAGGATTAACAGGTTCTTACATGTCATCTATTCGCGTTGCTAGATTGTTCTCCGATCACATATCTGGAACAGGCGATACGGGAGGTATTGAGGGCATTACTGGTGGAAATATACCACAACTTTCATCGTGGTATGTTCCAAGTTATGATGAAATGTCATTTATCGCAGCAAATTGTATAGATGATTCCCCGTATAATTTTAATCTCAATTATCATCTCTTTACGCACGATGAAGGAATTCCTTTTGATGGGTGGTACTGGACATCTACAGGAGCATTCGATGAAAATAAAGGATTTAATGCTGGTGTTGGTGAAGGTATTATTAGATTAGATACTTCAGGATTGACTGCTGACCCTGGAACTCTTGCATGGGCGGTAGAGTTTGATGCGGATGGAAACAAAAATAATTTCTCGTTTGGTAAGAAGAATAGAATAGAACAGAAATATCAAGTTAGACCTATAAGAATAATCAGAGCAGATGGGTTATATGCTACTGGTGGATCAGAAAACGAAAAACTTTGGAAGTTGCCAAATCTTCTTCGTGATTCTGATAAGGGTATTAATCAAAAATAATTGGAGATGAATATATAATAGATGATAAGAACATACGGATCAAGCAGAATAGAAGATATCACTGGTTCGCTTGGCTTCGCCGGGCCCAGCGGTCCTATCGGAGCCATTGGAGCCACCGGGGCTACCGGAGCCACTGGACATACTGGCCCTGCTGGACCAATAGGAAGTGGCATATCAAATATTTCTTTGTTTGGTGAAAGTTATGCGATAGAGGGATCTAATCCTCCTGCTGATGGTGATGGTGGTGTTAGTGATAAATTTGGTAAGTACGGAATAAGGGAAGCGGGTGATTATAAAATTTTCGGTGATCCGAGACACAATACGGGTGGTGGTAGAGTACGGGTATACAAAAAAGGAAACACTGCCGGATGTACAGCCGGTTCTAATTGGTATAATGAAATAGATCTATCACCCATCGGCGTTGGTGATGGTTGGGCAACGGGTCGAAATACAGATATTACTATTTTTGATAACGGGGATGTTGTGGTTGTCGCTGGTGCAGAAGGGGCAGAAGTCGGCGGCAATGCAACCGGTGCTGTATATGTGTGGAAAAGAGATTATTCTACAGAAGTGTGGACACAGGTACAAGAAATAGGGGCCCCTGGTGTTCAATCCACCTGGAGAAAAGTAGGACGGGGTGCATGTTTAGTTGATGCTAAAACAAACTCTCTTTTCTTTTCAAAAGCACCGGGGCAGGGCAGCGACACGCAATCAGCATTCATTTGGCATTTTACCACATCCGATAGCGGAGATACTTGGACTGAAAATACAACATGGACTGCTAAGACACTGGATGAAATAAGAGGATGGACCTCCTCAACAGATGATGGGGGCATTAGTGGGTTCAGTGATAGTCAAATTACTGAAGACAGAATGATACTGGCAGCACACGCCGATGATGCGTATATGGGTGGCATTACAATATATGAATATACAGATAGTACATGGCAAAGGGTGTTTTATAAAAAAGGAATATGCGAGTCGGGGTCGCCCTGCGAGCCCGGACCCTACAAGCCTTCTCTTGGTTTAGATTCTGCGATTCATAAAGATATTGCTGTTGCTGGTTCGCCAAATAGTATAAATGGTCATTTGATCCCACGGAAGGGGATCAACTATCCTCCGGGACATGAAAACTTAAAGGTGGGGGAGAATGCAAATTATGGTGCTTATAATGGATCTGTTTTTGTTTATAGGAGAAATAGTGATGGAAACTGGACACATAGTCAATTAATAGATAATCCATTTCCAGAAGCGGGTGCAAATTTTGGACATGGTGTTGATCTGTGGAAAAACATTCTTGTTATTGGTGCGTGTGGTGCCGGAAACCATAACAATGCTACTGACGGCTCACCTGGCAGAGTGTATATCTATAAAGATGAAAGTCAAGCCGGGGGGCCATCGAAGTTCGTATTAAAAGATATTATATATCCATCTAAGAATTATGTGTGGGTCGATGAGGGTGGGATTGCTGGCGATAGTGTTACAGGTATTGGATGGGGAATAAAGATATCCTACAGGGGAGGGGATATTGCGGTTGGCGCGCCGTCTGGATTTACTGGGGGTGCCCCCACGGTCGGTTCTGCCTTTATATTATCTGAAGATTATTTAAATATTACTATTTCTGATGTCAGAGATGAGTCTGATTATGATACAGAGTGGTGGGGTAGAAAATTAGAATATTCAATTGGTGTTAGTGGTGCAAAAGGACCAACGGGGACTGATTATAATTATGAATATACAATCACGAATGCTGGCGAAAATGTGGGGGCTGTACCAAGTCAAGAGAGTCTTAACTATGGTAAAATTTATAAAACCAGAGAGGGTGCAACTGCATATTTTAGAACCTTAACTGTTAGTGGTAATGCTATATCAATAAATTCTACAAACGATTATACTATTCTTCTTGCCGGAAATGAATATATTAGTTCAGGTGGCATTATTGGTAATACTGGCGAGTTGGTTTATTCTTTTAGTGGAGCATCTGCTCAAGGTGTTAAGAATACACATTGGGACGGTACTAGATTGGTTGCAAGACTAGAAAATTACCGAGAAACTATATCCAATAATAATTATAATGTTCTTGTTGCACCAGAAGGCCCCAATCCAATAAACACAACCGAAAATGTTAATTCTGGATTTTTAGACGGATCTATTATTCCCTTTTCCTACATTGTAACGCAACCGAGTCTGCCAGGCACATCAACGATAATTAAGAGTGTTAAGAGTGGGTTGCATATGGGAACGACTAGTGATAACGAAGGACTCAGTGCTGATATAATTCATACATTTGGTGACACGATATTTGCGACTCCTTATGTTCCCCCAACTAGGATCGGTTCTTGTTGTTATTGTAAAATGGTTAGCAGTGATCCAGATTTTCCTGAAAGAGAGGGAACTATTCCCGATTGCTTAGATTTTACAACTGATATTTATTGCGATTCTATTGGTGGCAGTTTCAACACTATTCCATGCGCAAATAGACCAGAAGGACCGGGTTGCTATAAGGGTAGTGCTTGTTGTGTAGGTGGTAGTTGCATAAATACAAACTCTGAGAAATGTACATTGTTTGGTGGTTTTTATATTGATAATACTGATTGTGAAGAAGTAGAATATGAACTTGGTGGGTGTCCAGCAACATGTGAAGATCATGGTGCATGTTGTGTTGGTAACTTATGTTATGATTTGACTGAGGTAGAATGTTCATTTGAACCAAATAGTACATGGTCCGCAGGTAAAACATGTAAAACATACAATTGTTGTTTTGCTCAACTTGGCGGTTGTTGTGTTGACGAGATGTGTTATGAAACGTCACCATATATTTGCAGTACATTATTTTCGGTTGATGGAACTCCTGGTGTATTTTGGGGGACTGGCTCTAGTTGCGCCGGACCAAAAAGAAACACTGAAGCATATGCACCTTATGAATGTTTGATGGATGATGGAATAATAAGCGAACCATTAGATGAAGATGGATTGTGTCCTGACGGTGAATTGCCTCCGTGTAGGGCGCAATGTCCGGGTTGGCAGCGACTGGGGGAGCAGTTCCCTTGTTATGATGGAGAAGGCAACGAGGTCAGCATATGTGCATGCGACGGGGCAGATTGTGGTGAATGTGAGATTGGAGTTTGTTCTACGGGTGAAACACAATCATCAGGAACTATGATATTGGCAGATAATACTTGTTGGGAATGTTGTTGCGAGGGTGCAGTACCGGAAAGACCAGTATTATTTGGTGCATGTTGTGTTGATGATGACCCGGATTATCCTGAACCATACTGTGATGAAACAAACATGTTAGATTGTGCCATGAAGGGTGGCATGTTCATGGAAGGGTTAGAATGCAGTGATGAAACTTGTAATTTCGGAGCATGCTGCGACAAATACCGAGGAACTTGCCGAGATGAGACTTATAAGATGGACTGTATGGGAGTGAATGAAAAGTGGTATGGAATATGTGATGGGGTGGCATGTACTTGTGATGATATAATCTATTCTGTTAACACTTGGTATGAAACAGGCGGGGTTAATGATTTACTTGATTTGATTTCTCGTTTGGGTGAGTGTGGACCTGATTGTGATTGTAATGAAGATGGTGTAGTTGACTCAGATGATGTGTGGTGCTTGTTTGCGTGGGGCTGGGATCCTGGAGATGATCCACATCGTTTTAACTTTAGATCTAGAATATTAGATCCTCGTATTGATCCTACTGATTCTCCTAGCAACACATTTGATTGGAATTTTATGCAATGGCATTGGTGGCCAGGTCATACACATCGCTTTGGTACATATGGTCAAACTGAGGTTGGTGAGTTTCCACCTGGTTCATACGGTGAAGATACAATAATACATGATTTGTGGGATGCAGATTTCTGGGCGAGTCAGGGACCGCCTTCGATTATATGGAGTAATTTTGAAGGATTTTATACATGTGAGGTTCGATTGTCGTGGACGAAGATATTAAATTGCCAAATTTGTGATTACACAGGGTCCGGCGGAGGAGGAAGTCCTTATGATCGTATGTGTAAAGATTGTCGTATTGATAACAATTATTTTAAATTCCACAATAATTCAGCAGTGCCATGGCTGAAAATTGGTGCCGTTGATTATTATTGCACTACTTGTGCAAAACGTGGTAGGTGTTGTATGGGACCAACTTACGGTGGAGAATATGATTTCATGGCTCACTTAAATGAAAATCAAAGTCCAGAGGCGGTGGGAGCATTCCTGGATGATCTAGATTTAAAACTATACAACGATGATGATGTAGTAATAGATGAAAGGCCCGTATATTCAGATTGTTACATGACGCATGCTGTGTGTGACGCACACATGGGACATTTTGAACCCGTTGATACTGTTGCATATGGTGTTGATGCGCCAAGGATGGATCTGGTCCCACCGGCGGCAGGTTATGGTTGTTGTGGAAAGAGTTGTCAACAGGTTCCGGTGCCGATGAGTGACGACGATTCAGAGTGGATGGAGATTAGGAATTATGATCCACTATATCCAGAGCAATGTGAATTAGATAAAATTGTGTGTTGTACAAAGAGGCTGGGTCTAATAGAAACAGATACTTGGGAAGAGTGTTTAAATGCCGATTTTGCGCTTAGTGGGAAATTGGGAGTTCCCTTATCACCAAGATTTAAAACAATAGATGAAGTACCTGATTCTATTAAAGACAATTTGGGTTGTGGAGACACTGGATGGGGTGCTTGTTGTGGATGTGCTGTACAAGATGGGGTGTACTATCATGATTGTGTGATGACAAAAGATATTATGGTGTGTTTAGATATGGGTGGCCACTGGGCTGGTACAGATACAATGTGCATAGACCAACCTTTGTGCGATGGTATACCTGCTGGTGGCACAAAATATGGATGGACTTGTGAAGATTGCAGTGATAATATAACTTGCCCCGGTGATGTTGGGCCCGACTGTCCTTGGT